CAATCATTATGTTCTGGGTCTATTGTCGTTGAACAATAAAAGCCACAAGGCAATCAGAGCGCAAATGAGCAGAGCCATTAATACTCATCCAGGATACTCATTACAACCCTTAATGCTTCTGAGTAGCCTGTCGATAAACTCATCAAGGTCTTCTTACTCTCTGTATTCTCTAATAGTTCTCGTACTCGTCGTTTTACTTCGTTGAGGCTTCCCTCTGAGGCTGTTGTTCCCCCCGCCAAAAAATTGAGACGGTTCTCTAGGTTAAGCAGACGCTCCGATAGGCGATTGAGTTCCCTATCGTTGTTCCGTTCATTCCTGGCAACGTAGTCAGTGAGTTTCTCAAAGTCGCTGTCTAAGGTATCAATAACGTTGTCGTGTACTCGCAAGATGTTGTTGATACCTTCGAGTTCCTTCTTCAATTCGTTCTTGCTCATAGCGTCTCCAACTGTTCCAAGATGTATTCGAGGGTTTCGATAACTTGGTCTAATGAATATTTAATGTAGATTGATTCGTCTTCGGTCAATACGTCGTGAACAACATGCCCTTCAATGCTCTCCATCATTCTTTGAACGTACTGTACCTTTGAACGGTTTTCGTCTACAGACTGTGAAGATGGGTGACGCTTCTTTGATTCTTCTTGCGCTCCCCCCGTCGAATTGGCATTGACTGCTGATTCGAGAGTGGTAATGCGAGCCATAAAGTTGCTCAGTAGTTCAGTCAGGCTGATTACTTGCTGATTGCCTTCTGGTGTCCCCACCATCAAGCCAATGTCGTCTGTCGTACACTTGAACTCTGGCATTAGTCGTCCTCCAGAATCGCTAGGATTCCCAGGCTTGGCACTGTAACGTACTTCTCGCCTTCGAGCGTGATTCCGTAAGCCATTGACTTTTCAAAGACCACAATGTCGCCTACCTTAACGTCCATTGGAATGTGGATTCCGCTTTCGGTGTGCCTTCCAGGGCCGACTGCCATCACTTCACCCTGGTTTGGGATTGTGCGGTTAGGGACAATGAAACCTGATTCGGTCTTCTTGTCGCTGTGGTCTAGTTTGAGGATTACTCTGTCCTCTGTTGGGGTTGCGTTAATCATTTAACTGCCCTATCCTTTCATCAATAATTGCCATCACGTCCACTACGGCTCCAGCATAGCCAACCCATTCAATGCCTGAGTTGGTTTCTGCTAGGAGTTTAAGACCGTAGAGACCTGCCTTCATTCTCAGTAGTTCCCCCCGCAAAAAATCGTTGCAAGGGTTGCTACTCATTCAGTTGGATTGCCGAGCGAGGCTGAAAGAGCCTTGCTGAGTTCCTGTTCCGTAAGACCGGCACGGAGCATCAAGGTAAAGATACCCTGAAGAATCATCTGCGCTATCAACGTAAGGTCTAGTTCCTGCTGTTCATCACTCATTGGTTTTCTCCTTCAATCCGGCACGGATTGCGCCAGTATCAACTGCACTGCTAAACAGAACCTTGAACTGCATCTCAGGGAATTCCGACATATTGCTTAGGTGATAAACAAAAGCCAGCATTGCTTCCCGATAAACCTCGTTCTGCTGTTCGATTGTAAGCCCGACTAGAAACTCTGTCGTTTCATTGTATTTCTGTTCGACAAGTGCTTCCACCTGTTCGTCATTAATTTCTTCTGTTGTCATTTTCCTGCCTACTTAATCTTCTTGGTTAGAACCGTCTTCAAAACTCCCTTTTGGAAAATGCCAGCCTTGACTGCCTTGTTCCAACGGTAAGCGAAGAATCCAACCGCAATGAAAAAGATTAGCGGAAACGCCAATGATAGATAAGCCATTTTGTTCCCCTTCCTTTTTGGTTTTCAGTAATTGTATCAGATAAAACGCACTGTGTCAAGTACCAATCCTGTCGTCGAAAGAAACTTTCCTTGACCTGTTTAGGGGTATAAGAATTCTTCGACAAAAAACATTGGAAACACTGGGTACTTTAAAAGTACCTGCTACAATGCCAGAGTATCTTATCACATTGAAAGGTAAAAAGCAAATGCCCTACAAAGACAAAGCAAAGCACAATGAGTGGAACCGTCAATGGCGTGAACGTAATCCCGATTATGCCAAGAAATACTACGAAGAGAATCGTGACCACATTCAGTTTACCACCAGATACAACCAAGCCCTTGCAATGGGTATCGTGCGACCTGAGAAAAAACTGGAAAAAGTCGAGCCAAGAGTTTCAAAGAAGAAGATTTATCGTGAAGCGAAGAACCGACCCTGCGCTGATTGTGGTAAAAGTTTTCCGGCTTGCTCTATGGACTTTGACCACGTTCGAGGCGTGAAACTTTGCGACGTTAGTTCGCTTTCAAAGATGACGGCGGAGCAGTTGGTCGAAGAGATTGCCAAGTGCGACGTTATTTGCTCTAACTGCCACCGAGCAAGAACCGCAAAGCGCAAGGGGAAGAGGAAGCCACACCGAGTTCGTCTGATTGAGAGCCGAAAGCAATTCATTGAGAGTTGCAAGAACGTTCCCTGTATGGATTGCAAGGGAAGTTTCCACGTCTTCGCTATGGAGTTTTTCCACGTCAGAGGCAAGAAATCGTTTGGTATGTACGAGGCTTGCTACAAGGACACAATGCTTGTCATTGAAGAGATGGAAAAGTGCGACATTGTTTGCTCTAATTGCGCCCGTGTCAGAGCATCAGAGAAGCGACGCAAGAACAAAGTTTCTTAGCAAGGTAGGGAGTCTTCGGTAGGTCGTATCTCTACGGCTACCGAAGCACTCCCCGAACCTGCTTGAAAGGAAGGGTAATGCAATGAGCAGAGTGGGCTACTCGTTAATCAGTATAGCGAGTAATTTTTTTTAAGTCAAATGACTTGACTTTTTATTCTGTTTGTGTTATAGTGTTGTCATCAAGGAAACGCCTTGTGAAATACCGAAAGGAACAGAATGTCAAAAACCAGTCAGCAAAACAAGTTTGAAACCGAGGCAGAAGCAGAGGCTTTCGGCAAGGAGTTTGTAAAAACTTGGCCTTTTGTCTACTCGCCCGATTACAAGATTTTTAAGATTGACGAGACCTACATTGTGGAGACAACTCGTTATTCAAGTTGCGATTAGTGACTTGACAAAATAGATTTGATGTGCTATACTAGATAACATCAACGAAAAGCGTTGGTGATTAACCGAAAGGAAAATAATGATTATCCGAATGAACTACACAGTCGAATACGACACTAACGAGCCAGAGTTTCGAGAAAACTACGAGCAGTGGATGGATGACTATCCGCTTGACCTTCCTAGCCTTATTGCGTTTTCCACTGACCGTTTCATTACCAACGAACGCATTAACGAGTTGGACATGACCGGCGCAAAGTTGGAAGTAACTGCCAGTGAGAACGGAATTGTTATCTACAAGAACAAGGCGCTGGTGAACTAATGGCTAAGTTCATTATCAAAGACTGGATGGGAAACATCTTGTTCAAGGGGAAGACCTTTGAATCTTTTGAAGATGGCTGGTCTCACATTTACGAGAACGACCCCGAACCCGAAGAAGGTACGCCTGAATGGGTGGACGGTTGGTACGACGATTACTACGTTGAAGAGGTGAACTAATGAGTATTGAAGCACTTACTTCAGGCGAAGTTACAAAAGTTGCCGTGTGTATTAAGTATGCGCTTGGAAGTCTTGAGGAAGGCAACATTGAGGCTTGTGTAGATAGCCTTAATAATGCCTTTTGGTACATTGGCACTACAGTTGAAGAAATGAACAGTATGGACGAAGATGAGGTATGGGGCTAATGAAAGCAACAATTAGAAAGTGGGATAACTAATGAAGACGGAAGAAAAGTCTTGGACGCTGTTGGAGTGCTATGGGTGCTTGAAAGTAGGGGATTACAGCGTATTCGGACTACCTACAAAATGCCCCGATTGTGGTTCTTACGAGATTTGGTCAGCGCCAAAAAGAATGGACTTGACAAACTAAGTTTTATGTGCTATACTGGATAGCATCAGGGAAAAGCCCTGCTAGTTGAAAGGAATAAATGTGGCAACATACACACTTGAATTGACCCCAGAGCAGTTTCGAGAACTGAGTAAGCACGTTATGGACACCGTTCAGAAGAAGCGTTTTAATTCTTCCGAGAAGTTGCAACAGTGGCTTAACGTTTGGTATCCAATTAAGGACGCTTTCTTCACAGCGAAGAAGGTGGACTAATGGCTAAACAATACCGATACACCGTCTACTACGACGCCGAATCTAAAAAATGGCAACTGGAAGACTGGATGGAAAATGGCATCTACGACACGGATGCTGACGAATTTCTACCACTTGAAGAAATCGAACTGGAGATTTACCAGCAAAATGAAAACTTGCTGGCAGAATTGATTGGGAGAAACTAATGGCTAAGAAAAATTACGCCGAGACACTTACCACCAACATTAAAGCGACCTGTTGCCCTTACTGCGACAAGTTGTTTCCTCTAGGGGATGCCCGTTCAATGCGACGAGCATTTGAAAGGCACAATTGCAAGGGGAAGAACAATGCTTAGGGCAAAAGTACGAGGTGAAGATTCAATTAGCGTTACCGCCTATGTGGGTGACGGTGGCGAAACAAAGCAGAGATGGATTGATGCCGAGCAACTTGGAGAATGCCGAGTTGTGGGCAGTGACGATTACAACAACTACTTTCTAAGTTGGGATTCCCCCGAAGGAATCAGTCAGATTGTTGTTGCTGACGGAGCAGACTTAGATTTTTTGATTGACTGACTTGACAAAATAGATTTTGTGTGCTACACTGGTTACATACCGAAAAGCGGTATTAAGAGAAAGGGATTAAATAATGCACATTATGCACCGTATCGCAGTAGAGGCAGAGAGCATTTCAGATGCCAAAATTGAAGTAGAAGACCACATTGAAAATGGATTTTTTAGTTGGTCTGATTGGGCAGTAGTTGGTGGTCGTTGGGATGACGAATTCACTGTTGTAAATTACGCCGAGAACCCAGAGAAGTTTAATGAACTCCTTAATAAGGCAAAAGAAAACCGAGCCATTGAAGTTCAGAGTTTGATGGAGAGGGCGGACATTGAAGGAGTGTTGCAATCTTTGAAGGAATACAACGGCGAAGAGTTTGGTTTCGGCAAACTAGGTATGGACGCTTACCGACTGGCAACGGCGCTAGAGGTTGCAAGCGGTTATTCAAAGCCCGACAGTTATTTCTACGACCTTACAGATGGCGGAACGAGCGACAAGTACGTCAAGGGTCGAATTGAAAAGAACCCTACTCAGCAGTATCTTGTTGCAGTGGACTTTCACTTTTAGGATTTGACAAACTAAGTTTAATGTGGTACAATGGTTCATCACCAAAAAGTGGTGGTGATTAACAGAAAGGATTTAAAATGGGTGCAGACTTCATTTATTCGATTTGCCGTATTCCATACACCGGAGATGGAGACGTTTTGTTCAGCGGGTTCACTGTCGCTAGCGTAATAAAGCAACGTTTTTTAAAAATTGACCGTGAAGAAGTTTTGTCAAACCTTGAAGATTGTGGAATCTATTACGACGGAGAAGACTTTGATTCTTTTGTTTCTGAAAAGGCTAACGAGGTTTTTAATTTTTTTGAAAGTGGTTGGAATCTCAGTGACACAGCAATACTTGTTCTGGAAGGTAGGCACTACTACATCACCGGCGGAATGAGTTGGGGTGATACTCCAACAGACAGTTACGACATTATTGCTTTTATTAATGCACTAGAAATCACCGAAAAGCCAATTACAGACAGAGAGTTGGAGTTGGCATGAAGTGGGAAGACTGGGCAGAAAAATACAAGCCTACATTTAACCCATACAACGCTTGGGACGACGTAAAGTTTGAAACCTACGGCGAAGAGTTCAAGTACGTTTCAGAACTTGACAGTCAATTTGTATGGACACTATTAGACAACGAACAATTGATTGCTGGCAGAAAGATTGTGAATGCAGTTGGTTATTACTTTACCGAGAATCCCTGGTCTGAAGAAGACAGAGATTTGTTGATTGACATTAGTTAGAAGGAGAAAGGACTTATTATGACTACAGAGATTATTTGGCAAGAACCGCCAGTATCAGAGACCGGCAAGGGGAGGCGTGGAACTGGACGTTTGCAGAAGATTGACGTTGAGTTGCGCAAAAACCCTGGCAAGTGGGCTTTGATTGCAGAAGGCGTTAGTTACGCCGCTGTGCCACCTATTTTTGGCGGTAAGGAATACGAGCGAGCGTATCGTAATTACACCGAGAACGGCAAGAAACTGCGCCGAATCTACGTTCGATACATTGGTGGTAACGAGTGATTCACATTGACAGAATGATTGACGAGATGGATGACCTAGAAGCAGATTTGCTTATGCCGTTTGACGTTTCGGTTTTGGAGAATTACTACTTTGTTATGGATGTAGTGAACGACAACGGCAACTGGCTTGGCTATGTTGTCCATACGGACGGCGAAGAGATTGCGGTGGCTTACAACGCATCTACCGGCATTACAAAGTATCGAAAAGACGAGATGTATTACAAGTTCACCGAAGACGCAAAGAAGGCTTTCCCTTTGGACAGTTGTTCCATTGACAGCGCCACTGCTTTGTTGATTCTGTGCGAAGAGAACGGATGGGACGACGTTGACGACAATTGAGATGCCCTATTGCCGTTGTGGTTGTGATTACGAGTACCACTTGTGGGACATAAATCAGAACCCCGAAGGTGAAAAAGACTTAGAACTTTTAGGTTGTAAGGAATGCACCAGGTATGATGCTTGGGGAATGATAGTTGATTCAGACTGTGAAGAGTACGTCTCCGAAGACGAGCCTTCGTAGTTTTTAAAAAATTCCTGTGAGGAAAAATAATGTTTAATTTTTACTATGAAGATGTGAATAAGTGGACGATTGCTATGTATGAAAAGCGTGGCAGAGCGTACACAGAAATTGGCGTTTTCTTCGAAGATGAAGCAACAAGAGTAGAGGTTTTTGAGTTGTTTGCCGAGATGTGCAACGCACTTCCAACTTGGCAAGCGGTTGAACGAGCGTTGATGGTTCTTGATGCCGGAGAAGAAGAAGTACCGGCTTACGAGGTTCGTCTTATGGATTCAACAAACAGGGTGCTGGCTACAGTCCTATGGGACGTTGAATCTTTAAAAAAATGCGTTGAGGATTATAAAAGTCGTAACGTTTCAACTTACCGGCTAGTAGCAGAGGTTGAGTTGGACGAAGGTTACGACCTGGAAGACATAGATTGGAATGTACTTGAGGCACAGGGTAAGTTTAGAGCATTTGACATTACCCCTACTGATGTGCTATAGTACATAGACAGATTATTGAAAGGAGTGGGTTTGAAAGGATTTAAGGGAAACAGTTTTCGCACAGAGGAACCACCAATGGAGAATGCAATTACTACCGTTCTTTACGGTGGTTTGCAGGTTACGGCGGTTCATGTTCCAAATGATGCCATCCATGACAAGCAGATTGGTTATGAACTGATTGAACTTTTGGACGGGAACAAAGCGATTGTTGCCGTGTCTGAAGACAAGTTAGAAGAGATTGCCATGATGGCCGATTCAACATTTGAAAGAGGATTCTCTATAGGAGTTTTCATTGGTCAAGTTCTGACAGAGGCAGTTCACAGCCTTTTGGAGGATTAAATTGGATTCGCCTGTTGACTACCACGCAGTTTTTGAAAGAAGCGAGCGTGGACGTGCTTTGGCTATCATCAGCAAGGCGGAACGTGAAGGCTTGAACGTTGTCGAAACGCTCGTTAATCACTTTGTCAGCAAAACTTTGATTGAAGAATTGACCGGCAAAGAGGTTCTTGTTGACCGCAAGGCACAGCGTCGAGACATTAACAAGGAATTGCCTGAATGGGCAAGAGTTAATGCAACTTTAGAGTTGACAGTACCGGAAATACAAAGTATGATGAAGGTATCGAATTCAGTTGCTTTAAAACTGGTTAAGAACACCGACTATTTCTCCAAAGTAAAGCGTGGATTGTATTTAGTCAAGGATGGACTGGCGGAGCGAGAGGCTGCCAAATCCAAACGTGATTCTTAATAAAGTTTGTTAGGTGCGTTCCCCCAATGTGCCTAGCAATGCAAAGGCGTCGTTGGAGAGAACCGGCGCCTTTGCATCACCCCTCGCACATGTAGGCGCTGCCTACGCAATTTTTAAAAAAACTTTGAGAAAGGAAATTATATGAATGAAATTACAGAAAACATTAAGCCACTTGTAGCAGAGAGCCCACGTCCACGCAATTCAATTGCTGGTCGAGGTCCATCAGCAAAGACGATTGCTCGTCGTACACAACTTCAGGAGAACCCTGGACAGTGGTTTGTATGGAAGAAGGATTCAAACACTGGTGGAGACACCGGACAGGCTTTGCGCACACTTAGCGGGCTGAACAGCCTGACTAAGGAACTGCGTTACAAGTTGCCATACGAGGCAACAGCCCGTTTGAACGAACAACGCAAATGGGACATTTATGTCCGTTATGTTGGCGAAAACCGAGAGTACGCCAACGCTTAATCTCCGTGTCGGACGGTTAAAAGGAAAAGCCCCAGCCTTTCGGCTGGGGCTTTCCTCTTGGCTGACTGACTCTTAATCAACGATTTCTGCGTCGATAATTCCAGAAGCCCAACTTGGTTCCATCTCTCCACCAAGTTCGGTCATTCTGTCTGCAAACATTTGGCGAGCAATGTCAATCTGTGCTTCAGACAACTTAAGGTCTTGGCTCAAAATGATTGCCATAAAGGCGCTACCAATCAAGTTTGCTTGACGTTCTTCTAATTCAACAATTCTTTTGTGTAGGTCGAACTTAAGCATAAACTCCAGAGCGCCTTGATAACGCTCCCAGGCACGCTCCATGACTTCAATCAAAGCACGGACGTGTTCCACTCCAGCCTTGTCAGTCACTTCCAGAATGCCGTTTAGTTCGCCCATCTTGTCTTCAAGAATCAACGTCCACTGCTTCATTTTGGAAGCCAATTTAAAAGCCTCTACTTCTGGTGGTCCCATTGGTTCTGGTTCGCCAAGTTTCTCCGCAATAGAAACAAGTTCCTTTTGCATCTGAACTTGAACAGCGCCCTTGACGTGGTTCATTGTGTTACCAAGATGCCACTTGCACGCGCCTTCTCCAAAGTGCGATGTGCCCATGCCGCTGGTCTTGGCGCAATATCGAACCAAACCGAGTTCCTTGAGTTCTTTGTTGCGAAGTTTTGCACCGCACTTTCCGTCCTCAGGTTCTGCGCTTCCAGGAATCTTTCTATCAGGGAAGTTTTCTGACCAAACTTCTTCGTCTGTCATGCCGCCGCCCTTCTCTTCGCCTTGTAGTTTCTCATAAACTCGTTATTTGCTTGTTTGCATTCTTCACAAGTTGGTGCGTTCATTCGTACTTCTTGCAAATAACCCTTGCGTGTTCCATGAACAATGTCATTAGAGTGAAGACCAATGCCACCCTTGCGACGATGTATGGTTCTGCGCATGTCGTCATTCTTTTCAGGTTCTGGAATGCCAAGTTCCTTGCGCAAATAGTAACGCTCTTTTTCGGTCATACCGCCCTGATAGCCAAAGGCTTCGTTGTGAAGTGCGTGCTTTGCACACTGTTGCAAAACAGGACATTGCTCGCACATCTGGACTACTTCTTTTCTTGCTACCCCTTGAAGGTAAAACAAACTTACATCTGCACCCCGACATGATGCTTCCATGCGCCAAGACATTAGTTGTTAAACCACCATTCTGGCAAAGCCCAGTCGGAAGGCATTCCTAATCGAACCATGTGTGCGCACGGGTCTCCACCTTCTTCCCATGCTCGTTCTTCAGTTTCGTGCATCGGATAGGCGTCGTGAGTGTTGCAAAACTGCTCACTACAAAATCCATTTTCAAGCCCATACTTGAACCATTCTTCAAAATTCATTGCTGTTCCTTTCAATTTCAACAATTGTCGGCAGACCACTCAGGGTAAAATCCGCCGTTGTGATTATACACATTTACTGCAACCTGGTCTTGTTCATTCCCAGTTGCTTGTTCAGGTTTTGGTGCATATTGCAATCCACCATACGCTTGCCAAATTAGCGAAGAGAATTGGTAGAGACCACCGTCGCCAGAATAAACATTAACGCTTGTCAGGTGATTCCGACTTTCGTGGTATCGAATGCAAGCGAATGTAATCTGCGCAGAGATTGGTAGCGAGTTAATAGGACTTCCCTCGCTAGGCCAATACGCTGTTGGGTCAGTAGATTGTGTGTCCCACTGAGTTTCACTAGCCAACTCTGGGCTTGGCTCAGTAGCAACAATCTGCTTTGCGGTTACTATCTTTGTTTGTGGTTTAGCCACTGGACCCGAAAGGGCTGGTGGATTCCACAATGTACTTGTTGTTGTGTTTGTCGTAGTTGTAGTTTGCTCCGCCACTGGCGGATGGGAAGACGTACTTCCTCCGGTGCTAACGAACGCAACGGACAAACAAACAATGGCTAGATACTTCATCAGTACCTTTCTACTTCGACCCGCAGTAAAGACTTTTTACTGGGCCAATTACGTCAGTGGAGTATTGAATTGCTACTTCCACTGCGCAATCAAGTTCAAGAGCGCCGACTTCTTCGCAGGCTTCTAAATAACCAAGCGCATAAGCGGCTCCTGAGCCAACAGCCATAAAGGGCTGTTCCATTTCAATCACCGCTAAGTCACCTTGAATGATGACAAGAGGGCGATTTGGCCAAGCGCAAAGAATTTCAGTCTCCTTGACTGCTTCTTCTTCACCCTTGACGTTCTTTAGCATCTCCACAATCATCTGCGGAGAGCACTTGCGACCTTTTAACTTCGCAAGAAGATTTATAATTCGCCACGAACCTGCGGCTCCAATGATGCCGTTGCCAGAATGAATGAAAGCCTTGTCGGTTGTGGTTCGGTAAATTGTTTCACCATCAGACGCTGCCGAGTCAAATGACATGTAGCAACCATCAGGTGATGTGTAAGCGGCTAAAACGGTCATATCAATCCCAAACTCCGCTGATGAGCCACTCTCGGTCTCGTATCAAACGGCTAGGCCAATCAATCCCCTGAAGACGGTCTCCACGGTAACGCTTAACATGAAGCATTGTTGGGTCCATCGAATCCTTGTACAAGGATATACCAGATTCAGGCCAAGCCATCCATCGCTGTGAACCCATTGGCGAAAGGTCTCTCTTTTCTCCAGCCTTACCCTTAGCCGCGTGGTGTTCCATAACAAGCGCAAAGTCGTACTTGGTGCGAAGGTCGTCAAGAACAGCCATCGCTTCGTCCGCTGAATCTTCGTATGATTCGTTTGCTCCACGGCGATACATCTTGTAAATCGGTCCGATGCAAACAAGTTCTGGTCGGTGAGATGCAATCTCTCGCTGTAGTTCAGCCTTGTCCGACAAACGACGAATCTCGATACCGCCAGGACGACGCCAGAACTTCAAACGCTCACTGTCAAAGTTGTCTGGGTCTTTGCTCTTCAGCATGTTCATGTAGGGAACACCGGTCTGCGTAATAGCCTGTGTAGGGTTTTCAAGGTCAACAATCAGGCAACGAACTGGGTCAATGCGCTGGTGGCTAAACGGGTGGAAGCCCTGCGAAGCCGACATAGCAATGGTTCGTAGCAAGAGCGACTTACCAGCACCTTCTTCAGCAACAACAATCGTTCGGTAGTCACGGTTCATCATGCCAGGAATAACAACCGGAGCAATCGCATCAGCGTTTTCCTCAAGTTCGTACATTGTCATTGCTTCTGGCTCTTTAACGTCGAACTGACCAATGCCGGAAAGAGACTTCTCCAAGCCCTGCGCAACCATGTATGGGTCTGCACCACCAAGAATCAACTCGTTTGATTCACTGAACTTGTGCAGAAGGGAGCGAGCAGTGCTGTGCTTGTAAATAATCGAAGCGTACTCCTGGGCATTAGAAGCCGAAGGAGTGTCAATGACCATACTCGAAAGTTTGGTAATGGCTTCGTTGTCGTTCATCTCAGCCGAGATGGTAACGATGTCAATCTTCGAGCCCTTAGAGAACAGACGGCATATTGCTCCGTAGACCCGTGCGTTGAATGGACTGTAAAAATCCTCGACACGGCAACCGTCAATGCCTACGACGACAGCCTCTGTCGATAAAATCATCGAACCGATTAATGATTCTTCCGCAACAATATCATGCGGAATGTTTGTATTGCCCACTATGCAAAACCTTCCCTGTTAGTTCCAATAATCGATAGAGCGACGTTTACCCTGAGCATCCAGGGTGTACGGGTTTCCACCTGCATCAACCAACTGACCTTCATCGTTGGTGGGACGAGTATAGCCCATCATGGCAGGATTGTCAAATCGAGCATTGCCCTTTTCATCAACCCAAAAGCCATCTTCACTATCATATTCGTCGTAGATAATAGCAGATTGCAATTTATCTCCACTAAGTTCTTTGCCCTTAGCGCTTTTTGGTAGGAATTCTTTCCAGCGTTCAGAGGGGCCAAAGAAGGTCTTAGGAAGCATGGTGTACTTAAGGTCTTCTCCATGGCGAAGCGAAATGTACTTCTCAAGAGCGGTCTTCAACTCTTCGTAAGGCACACCTTCCTTGATTCGAGCATTGAAGCAACCAAACGTACCCTTCTTATCAACTGGGCGTGGGTAGATAGACCACAACTCTTCAAAGTCAACAGAGTATTCAAACGAAGACTTCCTCGTCTTCTTCTTCTTCTCGTTGCTACGAGATATATCTTTCTCTAATGTTCTTTCTATTAATGTTCTTTCATGTTGTAGGAGATTGGCGGCTACCCCTATAGGAGATTGGCGGCTACCTAGGGGTGTTTTAGCGGCTACCCCCTCAGGAATTGACGGCCACATGTAGTACAAATTGCTTGAGTATGAACCGTCTGGTCGCTTGCGCTTATCGGTCACAATTGCGCCAATAGAGGTCAATTCCTTAACGGAATCATCAACCCTGTCAATGGAGCAGTGCATACGCTCGGCTAGAAGCCTGCGTGAAGGCCAAGCCGCCTCGTTGCTCCCAATGTATCGGCTAAGAACGCCAAATAGCCTGACTGAATATGGGCTAATGTCAGCATCCAGAATCCACTCAGGGATAGTTGTGTAGACAAATCCCTTAATTCCCACTACTTCGTTCACTTGTTCATTCCCCTTCCTGCAAGTGTCTTAACAAGGTCGGTGATGAGACTACCATCATCAACCACGTCTTCGCCATCGGTAACGGCATTGACGATTTTGCGCTTGTTTTCAAGCAATCCGTAAATGTCTTCGTCAATGGTCTGCGGTGCTAGCAAATACCAAGCAGTAGCACCGTGCATGTCGTTAATACGACCATAGCATCGGCTAACGCACTGTTCATGGATTGCTGGCGTCCAGCCAAGTTCGCAAAACACAACGTCAGAAGCAGCGGTCAAGGTCAATCCTTCGCTGGCTGAAGTCATGTTGGCTACGAACACCCTGCATTTAGGGTCGTTCTGGAAACTGTCAACAGCCTTCTGGCGGTCTTCAACCGAAACACCACCACGAATCTTCACTGCCACTTCCTTGTAGCGGTCAAACAAAGCCTCGACCATAGCAATGTGTTCTGCAAAAACAATAACCTTCTCGTCTTCGCTGGATTCAAGGAAGTTGTCAAGCCATTCAGTAACGGCACTCAACTTAATCTTGGATACGCTGTCACGCAAAGCAGTAATGCGAATCAGGTTGCGAGCGTTGTCCAAAGCAATCTTCTTCTCCCAGTAAGCAGAAGTGCCGTCACTACCTTCTTCTTCGGCAATCTCTCTTGCTTTTTGGGCAAAGTATTCAACAGCATCTGCTTCAACGGTCTTGTAGTCCTTCATCAACTTCTCGTCAATGGACAGATACTGAACAGCGTTACGAAGCGGTGGCAGTTCGCCATACACGTCGCTCTTGTTACGACGCACAAAGCACATCTCTCGGAGTTTGTTGTTCAGTTCCTGGGTATTCAGAGCCGTATTGCGCTGTGGCGCATATCGATTTTTGAATTTCCAGGCACCCCCAAAGTGGTCTAGTCGACCAATCGCTTCCAGTTGCGGAATAAGTTCATCGGGACGATTAGTAATCGGAGTACCGGTAAGAAGAATCGTAAAGTCATCGGGACCGAGCATCTTCGCTAAACGCATAACAGCAGCGGTTCGCTTAACCGTCCACGTCTCCATTGGAGAAATTCCGCGGGAACCACAACCACCACAGTTCACACTGTTCGAACGAACTGCACTCCCACACTCCGGGCAGACATGCTTCTTTTGCCCATTTTTAATAGCATGAGATTCATCAACAATCAAAGACTTAAATCCGTGCTGAATGATGTCATCATTACGGTTATAAAGAATGTCATAATTAACGACAATTACGTCCGATTCTTCGATTTCGACAGACTTGCCACCGGTAAGTATGGATACCCTTATTTTCGGAAAAAATTTTTTAATCTCCCGTTGCCAATTAATTTTTAAAGTATTAGGACAAACCACTACTGCTGGAAAGGCTCTTTCAGATGCGACTGTAGCGATAGCCTGAGCAGTCTTACCTAGTCCAGGCTGGTCTCCAATAATCCCCTTGCGAACGGTCTTGATGTAGGAAACACCCGCCTGCTGATAGGGAAGCAACGGGATTGCTATGTCTTCAATATGAACTTCGCCGTGGAGCGCCTCGGATGCCTCACGCAACTTATTGGCACGCTCGGTTATCTCACGGGCAACATCTACGACCTCTTGTGACATTGTGAGACGGAACTGGAAAGCAAACCGCATAACCTGCATAATGTCGTTCAACGGGGCAAGCCAAACCCTTTCCTTGATGCTCCATCTGGCGCTAGGAATAAAGGCACGCACTGAAGTAATCATCTCTGGGCTGTACTCAAAAGAGATGCGCACCTTGTCGCCGTCAAGTTCGAGTTGCTTCATACCTTCGCCCAGAGGTCCCGTTTCGTATCGCTCGGCACTCATTAACTCTGGGGCAAGTTCAATCCCCCATTTGCTAGCAAATTCCCTGAACTCATCAATTGATGAGAGTGGAAACGAGTTGAGTTTGTTGTGGGCGTCCCATTGACGACCCTTAATCATTCGTACGTCGTTCACCAGGTCAAGGCTGAATTTACTGTTTAGGTAAATGACTTTGCCTTCTAACCAAGCATAGTTCTTTTTGTTAATTGTAGTCGTCATTAAAACCATTATACATTACTAGCCCTCAAAAGTCAATAGCGATTGTGCCTTGACTTTAAACATTCGTTCATCTATAATGTGGTCATTCTTCGAAAGGAATGAAATGGCAAAGAAAACATCCGCCAAAAGCGACTCACTAGAGTCAATTATTAGCGACATTAACAAGCAATTTGGGGCTGGCTCTATTATGCGCCTAGACGCATCGGACGTTGTGCCGGTTGAGGTAATCCCTACTGGTATTCTCCCATTGGACATGGCTTTGGGCGTAGGTGGTCTTCCTAAGGGTCGTATCATCGAAATGTACGGTCCGCCATCAAGTGGTAAGTCTACGCTTTCATTGCACTCGATTGCAGAAGCCCAGGCTCTTGGGATGGTGTGTGCTTACATTGACGTTGAACACGCATTTGACCCTATTTACGCAGAGGCTATTGGGGTTGACGTTCCTTCCCTGATTTTTGCCCAGCCAAACAATGCTGAGCAGGCTCTTGAAATGGCTATTCGTTTGACAAATAGCGGTGAGGTTGCAGTTGTTGTCATTGACTCTGTAGCCGCTTTGGTTCCACGAGCCGAACTTGAAGGCGAAATGGGAGATGCACACGTTGGTCTACAACCAAGAATCGTTGGTCAGGCAATGCGCAAGATTACAGGTGCGGCTTCTAAGACCGGAACCATTGTCATCTTTATTAACCAACTGCGTGAATCTATTGGAAAGATGTATGGACCTAGCGAATACACACCTGGTGGAAAGTCTTTGGGCTATGCGGCTTCTGTTCGACTAGACATTCGCCGTATTCAGACAATTAAGAAGGGTGACGAAGCAACAGCCAACCGCACCCGTGTCAAGGTTGTAAAGAACAAGGTTGCGCCACCTTTCAAGCAAGCAGAGTTTGACCTTGAATACGGTGTCGGCGTTCCAAAGGCAAACGCTTTGTTGGACTGCGCCATTGACTTTGGCATTCTTCGACAGGCTGGCGCTTGGATTTACTACGGTGGCGAGCAGTTTGCTAACGGAAGAAACAAGGCAAAGGCACGCATTGAGGAATCGCCAGAACTTTACGACGAAATTTACGCCGAGGTAATTAAGTTGGCAGGAAAAAACATTGAAGTAGGTGTTGACAATGACGAAGATTAATGCTAAGGTAGAAAACGAGAAGTTAATTATCAAAGCGATTGAAGATTGGTATAAGGGTCACGCTTACGGTCCCAGTTACCGTGACCTTTCTTTGATGACTGGGGTTTCACTCGGCACGGTGTTTGGGGTGTGTCGGGATTTGCGGGAATCAGGATTGATTGATTTCCAAGACAATGTGGCTCGAACAATAAAATTGAAAGGATAGTAATGAATAATGTAAAAGTAATACCAGTGTGGGATATGACCGAAGAAGAATGGCTCAAGGCTCGTGAGGGCGGTATTGGTGGGTCTGATGCAGGCACCGTTTGTGGAGTGAACAATTACAAGTCCGCTTACGCTTTGTGGGCTGAGAAGTCTGGCATTGTAGAGCGTGATTTTGTTGGAAACGAAGCAACCAAGTGGGGTCACCGTTTAGAGCGAATCGTTGCAGAAGGATACGCCGAGGACTACAACAAGGCAGTTGTTGAATGGCCTGTGATTCTTGTATCTCAAGAAGAAGGTCTTGAGTTCATGTTTGCCAACCTTGACTTTCTTATTGTTGAGCCCAGCGAGCAATTTCCTGCGGGAGTTGTAACTGACTGGCGTAGCGTTGAAGAACCAAGTGGTGTCCTCGGCATTCTTGAAGTAAAGACTGCTGGTATTGCAAGTCCTGGAAACCCAGCATCTTGGGCGGGTGACAAAATTCCTGAAAGTTACATGCTTCAGGGATACCACTACGGAGTTGTCACCGGATGGAAGTCTGTTGTTTTTTCAGCATTGGTCGGTGGCTCCGGACTTCAGGTTCGTGAAATGCCATGGGACGAGAACATCGCCGAAAACATGGTCATTGCAGAGCAACAGTTCTGGGATTGCGTCAAGTTCGGCATTGCTCCTGAAGTTGACGGTTCTGATGCAACCGAATCAGCACTTCAGCAACGCTATCCACGCCATGAGGAAGGCAAGGGCTACGAAGGTGGCACAGAACTGTATGGCCTTTGGGAGGCTTTTAGCCAAGCAAAGCAGGAAGCCGAAGAAGCGGACAAGGTTCGAAAGGCTTTGCGTGCTCGCATTCTTGAATTGATTGGTGATGCTGAATTTGCCACTGTTAACGGTAAGGCAATTCTTTCGTACAAGGCAAGCAAAGACGTTGAATCCCTTGACACAGACCGACTTAAGTCTGAAGCACCTGAAATCTTTGAGCGTTTCAAGAAGGTCCGTCCTGGCGCTCGCACTTTAAGGGCGGTTAAGTAATGAATGAAAATTTATCAATTCCATTTTGGCCAGGCGACATTGTTGAACATTTGCCATCAAGGGTTGTTTTTCGTATTGACGCAATTACCATTTACGAAAATGGCGATTACAGGTATTACACTTCAGATTCAAGGGTCTACAGTTCCAGTAATCTTCGTTTGATTCAAACTAGAAAAGAAAATAGTGAACTTGACAAATAAAGTTTGCTGTGCTACAATGTTTTTGACCGCCAAGATGGTCACCACAATAGAAAGGAATTAAAATGCAGAGTGTTGAAATTAACGAACTCGCTTCCGCTTTAGTTAAAGCACAAGGGGAGTTCTCAGCAATTCCCAAGTCATCAAACAACCCGTTCTTCAACAGCAAGTACGCGGCTTTGCCCGAAGTAGTAGCGGCGGCTACCCCAATTCTTGCCAAGAATGGTTTGGCAGTTAGCCAATTCATCACATATACCGAAGATGGTAGTGATGCTCTTATTACGCACCTCATCCATGAATCAGGTCAGTACATTTCATACTCAATGAAGTTGCACTTGGTTCCGGACAAGAATGGTTTTATAACGCCTCAGGCTCAGGGTAGTGCAACGACTTATGCTCGTCGTTATTCATACATGAGCGTTTTGGGTCTGGTTGCAGATGAAGACGATGACGGCAACGCCGCTTCTCAGTCTCAGCCCAATACAGGCACTCAGTCAAAGTCCAGCGAAAAGCCTGCCAGTGATTTCAAGTCAAAGGTTGCTAAGGCTGCTGGACAATCAACCGGTGCAAACATGGCAACCGAAAAGATGTGCAAGATGATTTGGGCTATTTGCCACAAGTCACTCAACTATGACGACCTTAAGCAGTACGAGGTAATTGAAAGCATTGTTGAGCGTCCGGTCGAAAGCCTTGAATCACTTACGTTTGATGAAGCCAAGGCAGTCATCGAACATCTACAATCTCTACAATAGGAAGGAATAAAAAAATGAATTCAACAATTACAGTTACAGGAAACCTTACCCGTGACACGGAACTTACCTTTGGTGACAGTGGTACAGCCCGCGTGCGATTTGGTCTTGCATCTACTCGCCGTGTAAAGGAAAAGGAGCACACGTCGTTCTACGATGTTGTTGCTTTTGGAAAGACCGCAGAGAACATTCACGCTTCTTTGGCTAAGGGGTCTTCAGTAATCGTTTCTGGTCGCCTTGAGGTTAAGGAATACGAGCGCAAGGACGGTAGCAAGGGAACGGCAGTAGAGGTTATTGCCGACGAGGTTGGAGCATTGCTTCGATTTGCTACGGTATCTATCTCAAAGAATGAGAAGTCCGCACCAGTAGTTCAGCCGTGGGAGGAAGAAGACTTCTAATGGCTGAAGAATACGCACTACCGTTTAGTTACATCAACATTGAAGAGTCAATGCGTCATGCCATGAACCAAATGGCTGAACTGACAAAGGACTTTGCTGGAACTGCTGATGAATACGGTTATGCAGAATCTGCTTTCAAGGTTGCCTTCGCCCGAAACCGCTTAGAGGCTAGGTTTGGGGGCAACCGAGAAGGTGTGAAAATGACCGCCGATATTGCGGAGGATATTGCAACGGTCGAAACGGAAAAAGAACGCATGGCAATGGAAGCGGCTAAAGCAAAAAACGATGCCACTCGCCAAGCGTTGCTGTCGGTCCGTTCCAGATTAGAAGCCCTGAGAAGCCTTATGGCTTCCTACCGAGAGTCAGGAAACTAAATGTCCTACGAAGATGAATTGCAAGCGTACGTTAAAGAACTTGAAACCATGGTTCGTGAACTTCAGTCTGAAAATGAAGAACTAGAATATGAGGTCAACCAACTACACCGCTTGATTGCAATCATTGACACGCAACAACAGCATGTAGATTTGTAATGGAACGTCGCAAGGCACTTGCTAGCAAGAAGGGTCTTCAAAGCAAAACTTCATTAAAAGCAAAATCTTCTTTAAAGACGAAAACGGGGCTGAAAGCGACAAAATCGCTCCAGCCCCGTTCCGCTAAAATGAAAGAAATTTATAAATCCCGCTCTGGTTTTGTTAAAGAATTTCTTGAATTACACCCAGTTTGCCAAGCACGTTGGGATGACAAGTGCTATACTAAGTCTTCTGATGTCCACGAAATTTTGCCACGCGGAGTTGGCGGTAAGATTATTGGCGGAGATTTGAGTAACTACATGTCTGTTTGTCGTTATTGTCATACTATGATTACAGACAACCCAGAAGAAGCACACCGACGGGGATTAAGGAAATGGTCGTGGGAGCAGTGAACCGCAAAGTCATGCGCAACACAAGTCACTACAGCGAAATCATATTGAACAAAGGCAAGTTTGATGCCAAGTGTTCTTGTGGCTGGAAATCAACTTTAGAAACTCGTCAACTCGCAAGAAACGTCACGTACCTGCATGTTGTTGAGCGGAGTGAATAATGGAAATTGAATACAGCGACTACGAAATTTGGGAGTTTGTCAAAGCACTTCAAGACATGCGACCCGACTTCTACTTTCTTGCCTTGTGCCGAGATAAGGACCTTCAGGAATTTTTTCCTGGTAAGGGTCAGTCTTTGCAAGTAAGAAAGTCCAGGGAAGTCTGCATGGTCTGCCCAGTTCAATTTGAGTGCTTGCAGTATGCGCTGGACAACAAAATAACACATGGTGTCTGGGGCGGTTCTTCCCCTGAACAAAGAATCAATTGGATAGAGAAGGGTTTTGATGCGGAGGAAGCGTGGTTAGAAACAAGCCTAGAATAAAGAGATTTTTGCTTCTTCTGCTCGTTGTTTTTTTAGTTTTTTAGCAAGGTTTTCGTACTCTGGTTCATACCTACAAGTAAAGTGAACCGAGTCCAATTCTGAATACAATCCTTCTGTGTGTTGTGGACATAAATCACCACAAACAAGGCAAGGTGTCCACTTGTACTTTTCACCCTTGTTTCGGCGCAAGTTAATTTGCTTTGCAACTTTTACGTTGGTCGGCTCTTTATTGCGTTTAGCCATTAAGAGTGACCCTCGTAAGAACCAAGAACTGCAAGGTCAGACCAACCGCGAGGGTCGTGCTCACCAACAAGGAACGTAAGTGTTCCTGGTGTGCTCCACTTGCCAGATGAGTCAGAATACCACTTAGAACCACCGTCTTGGCTTGGGCATTGCAAACGCCAGAAAGGGCCGTAGTCATCAACACGAACGTGGTGACGGTGCGCTGTAATCCATAGTCGTGGCATTACGCCTTGCTCGTATTGCAAACGTTGCCCTTGACCACGAAGCCATTCAAATTCCTTTGAATCGCTAGTAATCTTGTGACCGTGTGTAAACGCAATTGGAACGCCTGACAATTCCATTGTCTGAACAAACTCGTCATGGGCTATTACCCACTCAGAAGGACCGTCTGTACGTCCATCAAACACACGCTTAAGAGTGTCGGCAAGGTAGCCGCCAGCGTTGTCTGAATCAGTCGTAATTGGCTTACTTCCGCCATTGCGTGTCCACTCACCGTGATTGCAGAGGACAGAAGCAAAAACATCTGGTTTAATTGCCATTACTCCAGCAATCCATAAATCAAGAACAAGGTTAAGTTGTTCACGCTGAGTGAGTTCTACTGAAAATGTCTGGGAACTGTAGTTTCCGGAGCATCCTTCCGTGGGGTCACCTTCGTTAATAATAACAACTCGTTCAATGTTTCGACCCATTTTGCGCAATTCTTCAATGCGCTCAAGGGTTAAATCAAAACTCTCTTGAATTCGCTCAATTGTTTTCTCAACACCGCCACCAGCAGACTTTCCAATTTGCCAGTCAGACCAACAAACAACAAAAGTTGATGGTAGGTTAAATGAATTCTTTGAAGACACTGGCTTCTTTGAAGGACGCCACTTGTCAATCTTTGCTTGCAAAGCCTTAATGTCCAATGGTGTTGCTTCGGGTGCACGGCGAGCAAACTGAGCCTTGTAAGAGTAAAGCCAAACAATGTCACGGTTGCCGTCTTCGGTGCGCTTTGATTGTTGCCACTTGCTCATTCGAACGGTGTCATTGACAACGTAAAAAACTTCTGGGTCAAGGCCAAAGCCTTCGAGAACCTCTGTCCAGTCTCCGGAAAGGTCTAGGGGTTTGCGAAGAGTTCCAGTAGAAAACTCACCACCGTCCGGACCAACTTCCACAAACGGTTTTGGGTCAGATGCTTTTGATTCGGGTTCTGGTTTTTCGAATTCACTAAGGTCTACTTTTTTACTTGCCACAGCAACATTCCTTTTTGCGATGACGTAGCATAGCGGGATGCTTGGCGTCAAAGCCTCGTTTATTTATTACGCGGACTATTGAAGCAGTGTCAATAGTGCTATCTTCAAAAGCGGCAAGAACCTTTTCACGGTCTTCTTCCGACAGAAGATTTATAATTCGCCCAGCAACACAAATCCTTACGGGCTTTTCAAAAAATTCAGACAAATCTGGTTTTGGCATCACCGTTCCTTTATTCGGTTAACAGAACTATACCAAAAAACCAGGCAAAAGTCAATGGTTATCCCAAAGAAAATGGGGGTGCATCAACAATGAGTTGATTCATGCGACGAATCTTTGTCTTTGTAGAGTCGTGATTTACAGATGAACTTGGCTCGCAAGCGATGCTGTAAACCCAAACGCCAGGGGCGTAAGCGTCCGAGTCAATGGTTGCTTGGTAAAGCCCAAGACCGGTTCGAACAATTGTGCCAGTGGGGTCACCAGTGCCGTAAGTGTAAGTAAAAGTGTACGTCTTACTTGAATCGCCGTCAATCTGGAATCCAAAAAGAACAACGTCAGGGTCAATAATAGTCCCGTCTATTGCCGTAAAAGGCTCCTTGGTAGCAAGAGTAATGGCGGTTCCCTGGGTGTAGTGGTTGGTTGTAAATGAATACATTAATTATCCTTCAGGTAAAAGTGTTTCGATTTCAATTGTATCTGCAAAATCATAAATGCAAAGTTCTGGTGATAAATCTTTTGTCCACATTTGAGGTGTTTTAACTATTAAACACAATGGGGGACAAAAATCTTTTAAAAAGACTGAACCAGAAGCGTCAATTATCGAAACGGTTCCAGGTTGCACCTGTGTTTGAACATAGGTTTGACTTTGATACCAATAAACCGGCGTTCCAAAATAACCAAATTTAAATCCGGTAGACATTAGTAGGCACCCATAATCATCATTGTTTGGACATCGTTATCTTGCATCGCACCGGAACCATTTGTTGCCACAACCGTACCATTCAATGTAATCGTACCAGTAAAGGTTGGAGATGCTGAACCGACAAGGGTCGTGCTGGACGGGATTGTAGTGCCATTTACGCTTGTAACGTTTGGCAAAGATGTTGTTGCTGATGTAATAAGAGTTGCGCTTGACGGAATTGTTGTTCCGTTGACAGAAGTAACGCTTGGCAACGATGTTGTGGTGCTTGTAATTAACGTTGCGGACGAAGGGATTGAAGTCCCGTTAATTGACGTTGCGGTTGCAACTCCAAGAACTGGTGTAACCAGCGTGGGAGAAGTAGAAAGAACGTTTGCACCGCTACCAGTTGAAGTTGTTACTCCAGTACCACCATGCAAAACACTAAGAGTTCCAGTCGTGACATTTCCTACTCCAACTACGGTCGGGGATGAAGCGGTTCCGCCAAGGTCGCCCGAAAGTTGGATGATTCCTTCTACGCTCGATGTTGCGGCGGTAGGAATCTGACCAAATGCGGCGGCATCAGTAGATGCAGTTCCATTGGCAAGACCAGTAATCTTTTGACTATTCATAGCAAGAGTGCCATAAATTGTCGTGTTACCGGCTGCGCTAATGGTCATCGCATCAGTTGCGCCGTTATTAACAACAAAGTGAATCGGCTTTGAACTGTATGTACCAATTGCAAGGTCTGTGGTTGCTGATGCAACGTAAACGTTGCCTGGGGAGTTAAAAGCACCAGAGCCTTGGAAGCCTGAAGAGTTAATACCAATTTCACCATAGTTGGAGTTGTTGGTTCCCTGGTCATTAGAAATGTTGAAGTTTGCGCTGGCCTGGTATCCATTGCTAAGGTTCTGAATAATTACCTGGGTGTAGTTGTTAACGTTTTCAGCAATTGATTCCATAATGTTGACATCGGAGTAACCCAATGCTGAACCAATTTGTGATGGGCCGTAATTGGTGGAAACAGTGCTTGAAGGTACGTTAGTTACGTCAAGACTAGGAACAGAAAGGGCGCCCGTCATAGTTCCGCCGGAAGTTTGTAACGCACCGGCTACGGTCGTGTTGGCGGAAATAATTGACTCTACGTTTGTCGTTGCAACAAGTGTAGGGTTAGGGTAGGAACCTGTAAGGTCACCACCAGCGGAACCCGTGGAAGGGCCGGTTGCACCCTGATATCCTTGGTAACCCTGCGAACCTTGCGAGCCCGTGCTTCCCTGGTAGCCTTGCGGGCCTTGTGCACCAGTTGCACCGGTGGAGCCTTGTGAGCCCTGTGAACCCTGTGAACCAGTGGAACCCTGAACGCCCTGAGAGCCTGTGTTTCCCTGGTAGCCCTGAACTCCTTGATTACCCTGGTAGCCCTGATTTCCTTGCGTACCCTGGAAACCCTGAGAACCTTGAGCGCCCTGTACGCCAACTGCTCCGTCAAGGTTTACAGTCCATGCAGAGTAAGTTCCCGAACCAACAACGTCACCAGGGGTTGTTCCAACTGTAAAGTTGAAAGCACCAGTGATGGAGTCATATGTGTTAACAGTTGCTACAACGTAGTTAGAACTATTGTAGGCAATTACAGCACCTTGCCCCGGAGTCCATGAAAGACCCGTTGCAATAGTTATGGTTGCAGTTCCAGTTCCTAGCGTGTAAGAAGTTGTACTTGTGCTTGCGTAGTGGTCGCTGTACCCCTGGAAACCCTGATTTCCCTGGTACCCCTGGTACCCTTGCGTTCCTTGATTGCCCTGATAACCCTGCGGTCCCTGGGCACCGGTTGTTCCTTGGTATCCCTGGGAACCAGTAGCACCCTGGACGCCCTGAGAACCAGTAGCGCCCGTGGAGCCTTGTGGTCCGGTTGCGCCCTGAGAACCCGTTGAGCCCTGAGCGCCGGTTGAACCTTGCGCACCGGTACCGCCTTGGTACCCTTGATATCCTTGCGAGCCCTGAGAGCCTTGTGCACCTGTAGAACCCTGAGAACCAGTTGAACCCTGGTACCCCTGTGGACCTTGCGCACCTTGGTAACCTTGGCTACCCTGGGCACCAGTATTACCTTGTGCACCAGTAGCGCCTTGTGCGCCAGTGGAACCCTGTGCTCCAGTTGAACCCTGAGCACCAGTCGAACCTTGGAATCCTTGAGTACCTTGATTACCTTGGAATCCTTGTGGGCCAGAATCACCTTGATACCCTTGCGCTCCCATCGTCCCCTGTGCACCAGTAGCACCAGTGGACCCTTGGGCACCAGTAGAGCCCTGATAGCCCTGGTAACCTTGTGTTCCCTGAGCACCAGTTGCACCGGTTGCACCTTGCGTACCTTGGTATCCCTGAGTTCCCTGAGCGCCTGCCGAGCCTTGAGCACCAGTAGAACCTTGGTAGCCCTGAACGCCTTGGAAACCCTGGCTTCCTTGCGCTCCGGTGGAGCCTTGTGCTCCAGTCACACCCTGGTAGCCTTGGCTACCTTGTGCGCCGGTTGAGCCCTGATTGCCTTGGTATCCTTGAAATCCCTGGTTGCCTTGAGAACCCTGGGCTCCAGTGGCCCCTGTAGAACCTTGTGCTCCAGCCGAGCCTTGAACCCCCTGATAACCTTGATTTCCCTGAGTGCCCTGAGAGCCAGTGGCACCTTGAGCGCCGGTAAAACCTTGTGCTCCTTGATTTCCCTGTGAACCTTGCGAGCCTTGAAAACCTTGTGCGCCTTGAACGCCCTGGTAGGTGATTTGCTGTGCCGTTACAATTACGCCAGGAGTTTGGGGTGTTGTTGGGGTAGTGCCTGCCGCAAGTGTGTCAATTTGGACACTTGTTGAAGAAGCAGCCCACATAAGTTGCAGATAATCGCCTGCACTCAAAGTCAAAACATAGTTGATAGCAGCAATCATTGCACCGGTACCACCGTGTGAGGTACCTGGAAGTCCATATTCAGAATTGGTATCTACAACATCTGTGCCGTTCTTGCGAAGCCATACGTCAACCGTGTCACCATTGCTGTCGCTGCTGTAGAACTGAATTGAATATTGTAAATTGTAAGTACCAGCGTAAGCAAAAGTAATTTGATTACCGCTAACAATTGTAACTCCGTTACTTTCGGCAACAGTGTTTATGTTTACTGGGTAGGCGGTTGTTGTGCTGATAATCGTTTGAATAGTTGTGTCGTACGCTGAAATGTAGTGGGCAATAACGCCGCCAGCGCCAGGAACACCTTGAGGACCTTGAGGGCCCTGACCTGAAACCTGTGTCCAGTTAATGTTGTCGGTGCCAATAATAATTGAACCGTCAGAGTACGAACCGGATGAAATCATTTCATAGGTCTTACCCATGTTTGTTGTACCGGCAATTACGAGCGTGTAGTCACCAGCACCAACTTCGCTTTGAACGCTGTCGTTGTAGTCGGACGAACGAGTAAGGACCCATTTGGTCGAACCAGAACCTGTTGCTGTTACGGTGTAAATACCGTTGTACTTAGCATTCGTGTTTGATGCAACAAGTACGCGTTGATTAGCGGCAAGGGTCACACCGTCAATTACAAGAGCGCCGTTTGCGGTTGCGGTCAGGGTTGCACCGATACCATAACCACCGTTTGCGTCAATGGTACCGGCGGTGTAAGTAGATGAATTTGTGGTACCAAAAGTATCTGCAACTTGAACTGATGCGTGAGCATTTAAGGCAGATGGCGCACCTTGGGCACCTTGGTTTCCTTGGTATCCTTGAGAGCCTTGCGCCCCCTGGTGGCCCTGATTTCCTTGGAATCCCTGATTCCCCTGGAAGCCCTGACTGCCTTGGTATCCCTGGTTCCCCTGCGAACCGGTTGCCCCTTGTGTGCCAGTGGAGCCCTGAACACCTTGATAACCCTGCGTGCCCTGAAAACCTTGATTGCCTTGAGTTCCTTGCGTACCTTGTGAGCCTTGCGCTCCAGTAGAGCCTTGTGCACCGGTTACACCCTGGTATCCCTGAGCGCCTTGCGAGCCCGTGGCGCCTTGAGTACCTGTCTGGCCTTGGTAGCCCTGGTTTCCTTGATAGCCCTGGAATCCCTGTGCACCAGTCACACCTATTGAACCTTGAGCACCAGTGCCTCCTTGAGCACCTTGGTATCCCTGGTATCCCTGGTAACCTTGCGAACCAGTTGCTCCGGTCGAACCCTGGGCGCCCTGAGCACCCGTGGAGCCTTGCGCTCCGGTAGAACCCTGAGAACCAGTGCTTCCCTGAGCGCCTTGATTTCCCTGCGCACCTTGCGTACCTTGGTAGCCTTGAGTTCCTTGAGCGCCAGTGTTTCCAGTTGCGCCTTGAACGCCCTGATAGCCCTGCGCACCCTGCGCACCAGTTGAACCTTGGAAACCTTGATTTCCTTGATAACCCTGAGCACCTGTGGAGCCAGTTGCACCCTGTGAGCCCTGTGAACCTGTTTGTCCCTGGTTACCTTGAGTTCCCTGGTTTCCCTGAGTGCCTTGATAACCTTGAACACCCTGGGCTCCGGTCGAGCCTTGGTAGCCCTGTGCCCCCTGTTGGCCTGTTGAACCCTGAGCGCCCTGAGCACCAGTAGAACCGGTTGAACCTTGAGAGCCCTGCGAACCCATTGGGCCTTGTGCGCCTGTTGCGCCTTGTGAGCCCGTTGCACCGGTTGAACCCTGCGCTCCAGTTTGTCCTTGGTAGCCTTGCGTGCCCTGATTACCCTGGAACCCCTGGTTGCCTTGAGTGCCTTGACTACCCTGAGCGCCTTGGAACCCTTGGTTACCTTGGCTACCCTGGAATCCTTGCGCACCCTGAACACCGGTTGCACCGTCAAGGTTGACACTCCAAGAAGAATATGTGCCAGAACCCATAATGGTATTAACGGCAACGACCATAGCGCCAGTACCGGCGTTGTAGGAAGTAACCAAACCATTCATGTAATTTGACGTGTTGTATGCGATTACAACGCTTTGACCAGCGGTGTAGGCAAGGCCGGTTCCAATCGTAAGCGATTGAGATGTGGCGGAAATAGTTAATGATGTAGTCGAAGAAGTGTGGTAAATGTCACCAGTGACGCCCTGAACACCCTGATTACCTTGGTAGCCCTGGGTGCCCTGTGCACCTGTAGGGCCCTGGTATCCTTGCGCACCTTGAACTCCTTGGTACCCCTGATGGCCCTGAGTGCCTTGTGCGCCAGTAGAACCTTGGGCACCGGTTGCTCCGGTAGTACCTTGGGAACCGGTAGGGCCTTGAAAACCCTGGTTTCCTTGAGTACCTTGAAAACCTTGAGGGCCCTGTGCACCAGTATCACCCTTGGTACCAGTGGTACCAGTTACACCTTGAGTACCTTGATTACCTTGGAATCCTTGATTTCCTTGCGTTCCTTGAACACCTTGAACACCTTGAACACCCTGATTACCTTGGTATCCTTGTGGTCCTTGAACTCCAGTTGCACCCTGGACTCCTTGTGCTCCTGTTGCTCCGGTTGAGCCTTGAGGGCCAGTAGAACCCTGATAGCCCTGAGCACCTTGGAAACCCTGTGGTCCTTGAATCTTTGCATAAGTCAAAGCCTCATTAGCAATGTTAATTGCATCAACGACGCCTTGGTTAAATTGAAGGCTTTCTACCGCAGAAGCACCGTGATAAAGGTCGTTTACCTTTGTTTGTGTAGTCTGGTGATAGTGGGTGTGAATAATGGTTGCGTCATACCCACGACCGTTGTTCCCCTCGTCGTCATACCATACAGTAATAAATGAGTTTTCAATGTCAACAGCAGAACAAAGAACTGTTTCTTCGTTTGTTGCTCCGGGGTTAATTGTAATGACAAAAGGCCCAGACGTTCCAAGCGGGTTTGTGGTCGCTTGGCCCGTTGGGCTAACCTCGTACCAGCCAGCAGCAGAAGCAATCGTAATTGTCTGAAATGGCGTGTAGTAATCCGGAATGTCTGTGGTGATATAGGTGGGTGGTACTGAACCACCGTACGAACGTATGGTTGTCTCGGTAGGGAATGCCATGGTTTAACCTATTCTTTGGTTTCTGTTACGGGACTAATAAGCCCCCGTACGTAACGCTCAGCCTCGAAATCGCTCGCGCTTGCTGTGTGTATTCCGCCTGCACCTCTGTGGTGCGCTTCGCAGAGCCACATAAGATTTTCGGCGCTTTCAACCCAAGCACCAATGGTTTCTGGGTCTGATACGCCAGGGTAATCTGCTTCCAGCCATTGAAGGTCTACACCATTTTGCAACGAAAATTCAATATGCGCGTGGTGGAGTTCCAGTGGCTTGTTCAAAGAACATTCGCTAAAGTCATTGCGATGCAAGCCAATAGCGCACTGAGCAGTGCTTTTCGTACGGCGTCTGTAGGCATTGAAGTCCCTGTAGTGCGGGTCAGATTCACGTGGTTCGTGGTCAGGGTAGTGAACAACGTAATGATGTGTGACCGTCTGGTCATGTGCCGGTGTCCCGGCCATGCTAGAAAGAACCTTCGGTCAATACGTTTACAGAACTAATGGTTGCACTGTTTGTCGTAGTTACCTTAAGGTACCAACCGGAAGGAACGCGAACGGTCAATGCGTGATTTGTTGCCGCATTTCCGGCAGAGGCAGGAATTACAACGTTTGCGCAAGCACTGGTAGGGCCAAAAGCAACCGCTACAGTCCCGCTTGCTGCACCACCAATAAAAATGTAGTAAGTAGCAAAGCAAGGCGCGGTGTTTTGAATTGCCGTACCAGAAGTCATTGAAACGCCGCTGGTAAATGTTGGAGCAAATCCACCGACCTGAGTATTAACAGAACCGTTAAAGTGCTGAATAGAGCCAGTTGTTGTGTCAACAAAAACGGGATAGGGTGCAATTGGGTGCCAAGTAGTGTTGTTGAATGTTTCGTTTGATGAAGTCATAAATAGTCCTTATTGAATTTGGGTTCCGACTCGTCCAATAACTTCCCAGAATTGTCCGGGTGTAATTTGGAATGGGTCAACTGGGCAGTTCCATCCGCCATGCTCCCAGCAACGTGCTACGAGCGCGGAACAAATAAGAGTTCCTTCACGGCGAATATCTAAAATCATAAAATCGGGAAGCATTAGATTTAGTCCAATGCTAAAAATGGTCAAAACTCCGTAGTCTTCTCCGACCTTGCCCATTGCGTAATCAACTGCACGCTGACGGTCAAGTTCATCTGGCATTGGAGTCCACCAAAGTTCGCCGCCTGGAGCAACATCTTCTAGTTTCACAAGTTCACCGTGACGAGCCATCTGGACAACCCAGATTTGACCATCGGGGTCAACCTTTACAACAATAGCCATGTGGTTTTTTGTATGCCCCTGCCACCAACGTGTAGCCTGAGCAGCGCGAATCATGGTGCCATAAAAATTATTTGTTTTAGCAAAGATGGCATCGCCGGGTTTAATGTCTGGGTTAGTTATCAAGGTTCTTCAAGTCCTGTTGTAGTGCAAGTATGTCAATGTTCCAAACGGGGCCGTGGTCTGCTTCAACAAAGACTTCGGGAATAACAACCCAAGCCTCTGAACCATATTCTTCCCACCAACCCCACGTCATCGATTCGGTTGCTCCCCAGGTAATGATGTCAATACCAAAGCGGTTGTAACCAGTTGCAACAACGCAGTGACCGCCAGAAGGTGGTTCGTACGTTCCGTCCAAGTGCCATGGCTGGTGCTGTTCAAACTGAATCTCTGCGCTGTCTGGCATTTCTACGCCAAGGTAAACTGAACCAAACAAGTAGATAGCGGCCATCATTTCGTCACGGTTCTTAATGTTGACCGGAGCATAAGCGGAAATCTTGTTGTTGAAAAGACCGTCCTTCATCCAGGTCTGAAGAACTGATTGTTCTACAAGACCAGTGTCAGCGCCATTAGACAACTTAAAGTAGGTTTCCTTTACCGCATCATCGCCTGGGTATTCAAAGTCCTCACCGATTTCGGCATAGATAAGTTGAAGCATGTGAATAACACCAGCAATGGTGCACGTACCATACGTGTCGTTCAGTGCCATTGGGTACTTAGCAACACGGCTTGAATAATCAAACGAACGTGGTGGCTTGTACATTGGTCCCTTGATGTAGTTTTTCAAGGTTCCCATTGATAGTTCTACGGCAGCGCCCTTACCGCGCTTTCCAGCAATACGTTCAGCCATTACGCTTCCTCCTTGATGTTTTTGTGAGACCACTTAACTGCGCGTTCAGTTGTAAACTTTCCAACGATTCCAATTGGCAAAATGCCAAGCCAGCCACGCCAGCCAAGATGGATTAGTTGAACACCTGAAAAAGAAGCCAGGATGATGTTTACAATGTCGCTTAACCCATCCATGTCGCCAGCCAATTTGTGTCGTCCGTTGGCAATGGCGTCTGTTAGGACAGTATTTAAAATGTCACGGGCAATCATGGCCAAACAGCCAACGCCCGAATAAAGCAATACGTCTAACCAAATTTTCACTTAGTAAGCCTTTCAAGCATTTGTCGGTGTTCCTCCAGCATTTGCTTTGTTGATTCACTGACTTCCAAGTGATACTTGGCTAGTTCTGCCGAAATGCGGTCAGCACGCTTTGCGGCGATAAGTAGGATTGCTCCCTGCAAACCCGCAAGGGTTGAGAGCATAAGGTTTAAAAGGATGAACGGATATGCATCGAACGGGTGTTTCGAAAATGCGTTTGCCGCCATCCATACGGTCATAAATACTACGAATGCAAAAACAAAGGGCCAACTCCCCATTCCGTGACGCATTGCATCAGCGGCTCGTTCCCCTAATGTTCGTTCTTCACCGCTTCGTACAAAAGGGTGAAATTCCCAATGAGATTGTTTACTAGGCATCTCAGCCATCAATTCCTTGGTGGTATCCAAAGTGCCTTTCAAGCGCCTTGTCTAGTTTCTGAATGTAACGTTCCAGTTGTTCTTGTTGTTTTTCAATCTTGTTAAAGCCCTTTTCAGTGCTTTCTTCTAGACGCTTCAGTGCGTCCTTCATACTGCTACCCCCATTGTGTTGGGTTTCGTGGTGAATTTGTTCAACCTCTCTGGCAAGTTTTTCAATAAAGTCTTTATCAATTTCGCTGTTGACTTCTTGCTTAACGACCTTGGCTAGTGCTTTGCGGTGTTGGTTCCAAATGAATCCACCGACCGCAATAACACCACCGCCAAACCAAATCCAGTTGTCTGCGTAGTTAGTCCAAAAACTTGAACTGTTAATAAATGAGGCAAACATACTATGCAGCCGGAGGTGTGTGCGCAGTTCCTACTACTGTCTTGTTGACCCTGAGGAAGGTTTGTGGTTCACGTCCGTCAACGGCGTAATTGTGAGGATTGGCGCTAGGAGTATTAACCCAAACATAGGAAGGGTCACCCTGCTCGCCGTGAGATACGGTAAGAATATCTTTGCCGTGAACTTCAATAATTGTTGCAACGTGCCAGCCGGTTCCAGGGCCATATACAACAAGGTCGCCAGGAACAACATCCTCAACGAGCACACCCTTTGCGTTCTTTGCAAACAAAGCAAGGTGCTCTTCATGGCTAAGAAGTGTGCCGGTGTATCCCTCGTGGTCAAACTTAAGACCATTGGGGTCACCAAATCCAGCCAACCAACAAAACAAAGTAGCCGAGCCGGAGCAATCCGTCGTGACGGGGAACTTAATTGGCCATTGACCAATGTTATTCATGCGGTCACTGGACTCACTATAAATCCAGTGAAGTGGGTGAGCAATGCGGTCAGCAACTGCCCAGTGAGCCCATGCAACGTTGCCGGGTACGGGTGGGGTGACAGGTGTTGTCATGTTTGTCCTTTGTTTTGATGCAGCAAAAGACCCCCCGCACTGCGAGGGGCCCTGCTTAGATTGAGAGTAAAAGTATTAGTTAGATGCTGGTGATTCTACTGGCTTTGGAGCCGTGAACTCACCTGTTGTTGCATCGTATGCCCAGCCAATTCCTGCTGGGTTCTTGTCTGTGTATTCGACGCAAGTTGAACCGGTAACCAATTCAGCGTCTTCTTGAGTGTCAGCAACAATAACGTTGCTAACGATGTTTCCTGAAATTACAGCAAATGTTGCCATTGTTTCTCCTTAAAGATATTGGTATTAATAGTATAGAAGGACACAGCCGTTGCCGCCTGTACCGCCAGTGCCACCGCTTCCAGGCGCACCGGCTCCACCGCCACCGGAACCGCCATTTCCCCCCGCTGTCGTTGAAGTGCTTCCACCTGCGGCGAGGTATCCGGCACCGCCAGCGCCACCAGTTCCCGTTGCAGTTCCACCAGAAAAGTTAACGCTTGACCCACCGTTTCCCGCAGTAGCGTTACTGCCACCGCCACCGCCACCGGTTAATCCATTGCCTCCAGTGCCAGCATTTCCCACAGAGCCACCGGTGCTTGTTCCACCGCCTCCGCCTCCGCCACCGCCACCGTATCCGGTTCCGCCAGTTGTTGGTGTTGAACCCGATTGAGCGCCACCAGCGCCACTAATTCCGCTAGCGCCAGCAGAACTTCCATAAGATGTATTGCCGTAATAAGATGTTGAACCAGCACCAGCACTGTTTGAGTAATTGGCACCGCCACCGCCACCGCCGTTTAATCCGACTCCTGCTGGATATGAACCACCATTTCCGGCGCCTGTTCCACCGCCACCGGCAATTAGTCCTGAATAAAGAGAAGAACCACCACTGGTATTAGTAGAACCACCAGACCCAATTGTCACAGTTGAGGACACCGGAACCCAACCCTGTGACACTCCGCCGCCACCGCCACCGGCTCCATATTGCCCACCACTACCGCCACCGCCACCGACAACAATGGCGTAAACAAACTTAATGTTTGATGGAATTGTCACCGAGCCAGACGAAGTGATTGTTTGTCGAAGAGTAAGGCCATATGGACTTGATTGAATTGAGTTTGGATATAAATTTTCGCCCATAATTAGCCTTTAATAGAAAAGAAGCAATGCACCGGAACCGCCGTTTCCGCCGGTACTAGAAGCACCACCCGTAGAACCACCGCCACCGCCACCAGAACCGCCCGCGCCACCAACGCCGCTGCTTGCGTTAGAACCAGCGCCTAGGTATCCGCCGCCACCTCCACCGCCACCGCCAGTGCTGGAAACTGTTGCACCAGTTCCACCGGAATAAACTCCGCTTCCGCCGTTGCCACCCGTGTAATATCCACCGGTAGATGTTCCGGCACCACCACCGCCACCACCGGTTAAACCTGAGCCACCAGAAGTAGCAGCGTAAGCATTGCCATTTGGTCCACCGCCACCGCCGGAAATTCCGTTTCCGGGAGGAAGGGCAAAAACACCTGACCCCCCACCTGCGGAAGGTATTCCCCAGAATGAAGATGCGCCATTACCAGAACCGCTTCCACCAAAGGCAAGAAGCGTCGAGTAAAGGGTGTAACCACCGTTTCCGCCCGCTCCACTGGTGTTTCCATTTCCACCTGCACCGATTATGCAAGTTGAAGAAACGGGAACCCATCCCATAGTTACTCCACCGCCACCGCCACCGATACCGACGTTGCTACCGCTAGTGCCGCCACCGCCACCGCCAATTAAGACGGCATAAACAAATTGAACGCCTGCTGGCACAGAAACGGCACCAGACGATGTAATTGTTTGTTGAAGGTTTAGACCCTCTGGCGCTATTAATTGAATTGGGGGATAGATTGATTCAGCCATAATTTGCCTTTAGTAATAAATAAGTACGCAACCAGCGCCACCAGTGCCATTTGGGGCACCACCTCCGCCACCGCCGAGACCGCCATTGCCACCGTTTAAAGAGGTTCCGTTTCCACCGGCCCCTAGATAACCACCGCCACCGCCACCCCAAGTAGAAGATGATGCGGTTCCGCCAGCCCCACCAAAACCAGAACCACCTGCGGCTCCGTAAAGGTTGTTTCCACACCCACCGCCACCGCCTGTTAAACCTGAGCCCCCCACGGAAGAAGAGTTTGATACTCCGTTTCCGCCTCCGCCAGAGATTCCACTTCCACCTGCCGCAACGGTTGAGGTTCCAAAGCCAGCGCCACCAGCACCAACACCAACCCCGCCAACTCCGCCGGATGAGCCGGTTGTCCCACCAGTTCCTGCTGGTCCATTCCAGAAAGAAACAGCGCCGTTTTGTCCGGCGATACCGAATCCGCCACCGCCACCGCCACCTACAGATGGACCAACGGTTTGTGGACTACCACCAAATCCGGCAACAAGACCACAAAAATAGGAATATCCCCCACCAGCACCGACAATTGCCGAACTCATAAATTGACTATATGGGACCCATCCTGCCGTTACGCCGCCACCTCCACCGCCAGCATTGTTAGCACCGCCACCGGCATTACCGCCGCCACCAACAACGATGGCGTAAATCCAGTTAACGCCAGATGGGATTGTAACGGAACCCGAAGAAGTTATAGTTTGTCGTAATGTAAGACCATAAGAAGATGGTACTTGGTTTGACGGATATGTATTTTCAGCCATTATTAACCTTTAATAAAATAGGAGCACTGCACCAGCGCCACCGTTTCCACCTGGACCATAGCCACCTCCGCCGCCACCACCACCTGAGCCACCGTTACCACCGTATGAAGCAGTAGATGGGCTTGAACCTGCGCCAACGACGCCACCTCCGCCACCACCACCGTAAAGTGAAGTGCTCGATGTACCGCCAGCCCCACCAAAACCAGAACCACCATTGCCAGGGGCCAAACCACTTTCATTACCGCCACCGCCACCGCCTGTAAATCCAGAACCTCCGGTACCGGCTGTTGTTGTATTGGCCCCAGAACCGCCACCGCCAGAAAAACCGTTTCCACCGGCATTTCCTACCGTTGTGAAATATCCACCAGCGCCACTGTAGCCATTTGCAAAAGAAATGGTAGAACTAGAAGTTCCGCCAGGTTGCCCGAAAAAACCAACTGAACCATTGCCACCAGCAACATTGCTCTGGGTTCCTCCGCTTGCACCGCCTCCGGCTCCGCCTATGGTTCCAACGCTTCCGGGATAAGTAGCAGCGCTGCTTGAACCAGCACCACCGCCGCCACCACCGCCAGCAACAAGAGACGAGTAGGTAGAAACACCCCCGTTTGAACCCTGGTAGGTAGATGAAGTGCCTCCGGCACCACCTGCGCCGATAGTGCAAGTTGAGGCGGGGGTAACCCAACCCATAGTGACACCGCCACCACCGCCACCGCCGTTTGCGTGTGGTCCATAGCCACCGCCACCACCGCCACCGCCAACTACGATTGCGTAAACCATACTGACGTTTTTGGGGATAGTCACCGCACCAGATGAAGTAATCGTTTGTTGCAATTGAAGCCCAAAAGGGGCAGGCAATACTGCTGGGTAGTAAATGGACTCGGCCATAATGTGTCCTTAGTGGCTAATTAAACAATAACAACGCCACTGATGTGGGCGTCAATGGCTGATGCTGTTCCAGCACCGCCGGTAATGGCGTTAGAAGTTCCGCTAAGAACCTGCTTAACGTCAAAGAAAGCAGTCGAGTTAGCGGGAATGGTAACCGCTGAAAGAATTGGAACGGCTGTACCACCTGTTTGAAGGTTGATTGTAGCCGTAGCAGCCGATGAGGTGATGTTAGTCAGGGCAATGTTAGTAACGATTGCTGTTCCTGAAGCCGCACCTGCGTACAACTGCGTTGTAGTCGTTGTGCTTAGTGTACCGCGGTACATAAGCGTTGGGGTTGTTGCCATTATTTATACTCCTGTGGTGGTTAAATAGCACCCATTAAATTCATAATGAGTTCGTCTGATGTGTAAATACTTCCTGAACCGTTGGTGCTTGTCACAACACCTTGAATGGTTATTGTTCCGGTGAAGGTTGGCGAAGCGCCAGAAATAAGAGTTGTGCTTGCCGGGATAGTTGTTCCGTTTACCGTTGTCAGGTTTGGGAGAGAAGTTGTTGCCGTTGTTACAAGCGTTGCGCTTGATGGAATTACTGTTCCGTTGATTGACGTTGCGGTTGCAGCGCCAAGCGTTGGGCTTACAAGTGTTGGTGAGTTAGACAGAACATTGTTTCCGCTACCCGTTGATGTGGTAACTCCCGTACCACCATTTGCAGTGCTAAGAACACCCGAAGAAACGTGCGTTACAGAAGTCACTGTTGGCGACGTTGCTGTTCCGCCAAGGTCACCAGAAAGTTGAATCAAACCCTCTGCCGTGGTTGTTGCACCGGAGTACGAAGGGATTGAAGCCCAAGCAGCAACACCAGAAACAACGGTCAAAACTTGACCATTTGTAGCACCGGACAATGATGGAAGTCCAGATACGGTCGTCCAAATGGGTCCGGAAGAACTAGAAGTTAGTACTAGACCGTTTGTGGTTGTAGTTGGGATAATGTTCACCCAAGCAGAACCGTTGTAATACTTCAGGTTTCCGTTTGGGTTTGTAGTGTCGTACCATACTTGATTCAAGAATGGGGTTGATGGAGACGTGTTGCTAATGTAAACCGCGGAACCAACAACATTCTGCCAAGCAGAACCGTTCCAGTAGTTCAGTCCGTAAGAACTGCTTGCTGGGTTTGTGCACCACCAGAACTCTCCACCAACTGCGCCGTTAGTAGCGGTCCCTGATTCAAATACAGGGGCTGATGCAGATTGGTAATAGATTGGAACTTCACTGTCAATGAAAGTTGCAATACCTTGAATGTCCGATGCAATAACTGCCGAGTCACTGCTTAAAGGATACGGTACGCCAACTCGCGTCGTTGAGCCACTAGCCATTTTTTAATAACCTCCAACGAATATCTGCATACCGGCGGGGCGGTAGCGATAGACGAAATTTACGTAAGGGGATTCACTACTTGGTGTAGTGCTTCCTGCAAGACTGAAATAAAGTCCACCGATACTTGCAATAAAACTATCGGTGCTGGTGTAAGTTGCCGAATTACCGCCTGACGCAGCCTGAAGGCTTTGGTAGGTGTAAGAGGAAAAGTAACCAGATGGAACCAAAAGCGTTAAAGCATATTGGTTGTATGTGTAATAGTTGTTCCCACCTGAAACGCTTGCTTGCGTATTCTCCATAACAATTACTTGAGATGGCGACAATGGCGCCTCTCCAGTTGCTAATTGCTTATTTGTGATAGCAACCAATTCTGCGACAATTGCAGAAGAAGTCGCTCTGTCAAAACCGGCTCGTTGCTCAATTTGTTGAGTAATTTGCTGACGGTCAAGAGTTGTATCCTGCGGAATACTTGCACCAACAAATTGTGCAAGCCACGGAAGTGCGTAATCGGGGCAGCGAACGATATCAACTGCTTGAGACCATCCTGGCGCTCCGCCGTAGTCTTCCATGTAAACGCTACCGTCAGCACCAGCACTTGCTGGCCATGCCAAAACAGGACTGTCATTGTAACCACGTGTAATGTTTTGAATGGTCACATGCGGAGATGTCCAAATGTAATGCCCCGCAGGAATCAAAATGTATTCTGTTTGTCCGGTCAGTGAGTTGACCAACTCAAGGGGAAATGGTACTGAAGTGTCAATTACGTTCCAAGTTTCATCAGTGTTAAACAACGTGATTGTTGTTCCGTCTGGGCTGTCTGTACTGGTGCTTAAAGGGTTTGCTATTTGAGCATCATTAATGCCAGTCCCCGTGTAAGCGCCAAAATCTGCTTCAACGTGGATTCCAGGGCCAATGTTGTCACGAGTAAGAACGTTAATTTGGTCAAGCGTTTTGCAGGAGCCATAGAGAAACCACCAAAGCGGGTAACCATTTTGTGCGTCTATATTCTGAATAAATTCAGGAACCGTGTTGTAAACAGAGTTTGTACTGTAACTGTATGGAAGTGTGTCAGTCATTAGCCAAGTCCGCTGTAAGCATTGTTGCTGTTAGTAAATACCGTTCCTGTAATTGTGTTGGCAATTGGCAATGGAGCAACGCCACTCATTGTGATGTCGCTGGTCGAGTAGGCACCGCTAGTTGGGTATGATGTTCGAGTTTGAACGCTAACAACGCTGTACACGCCAGGCGTGCTTCCAATAATTGCCGCAATGTCCATGACACGAACGGTGGTTGATGAACCGTCCCAGTAGGGTGGCGTGTTGTTCCCGCCGCCCCATGATGCAGGGCTTAGGTAACTACGAAGCGCCGAATTAATCAATGATTCAACGGTTGCCGAAGAGTACGTAGGTGCTACGTAGACAGAGTATTCAATGTCAATTGGGACGTAGTTTGGATTAATGGTGTTAACCGTAAAGTTAACTTCGCGGCGAGATTCCAAGTAAGCAATAAGTTCTGCGTCAATCGTTGTCGAAACCGGCAAACCATTTACGTCAATAGGTGCAACCGTTACGGTGCGTGCATAGTTAAACGTGTTGGGGTTGTACAAACCACCTGGCGTCCAGAAGTAATTGTATTGTCCATACGAAGGAAGTGTATAAATGGTGTAACCACCAGAAATGATTCCAACGTTTGAAACGATTACGCTTGAGCCGACTGGAACGTTCAAACCGGAGCCAAAAATAATCTTAACCTGAACGTCCTTGGGGGAACTCAGTGTGAAGTTTGCAACCAAAGTTCCCGCTACCGCTGAAGTGGGAGAAATTGTTGCAGTTCCTGAAGCCGGGGAAAGAACCGCACCGGTCGAAAGGTCAATGATTTCAACGGTTACATCACCATACGTAGCGCCGGTCTGAGAGGCGTCAACGTTTGCAAAAAGCGTGTATTGCCTTGTGGTTGAAGACGGAACATCAGATGACAGGTGAGAAAGGTTGAAAATCTGCGAAGCAACAGTGAGCGAACTTCCTAAAGCGGAACCAGTTCCAACGTATTGAACACCATAGTCTGGAAGGATAGTCGTTCCAGATGGGTTGGTCCATGATGCAGAACCACCATTTGTGTATAGGTAGTTGCTAAAAGTAGCGTCTGGAATGAAGTTGTAGTCACTCGTTGCCGTTGTTGGATTGTTTGCACTCGTCAGGTCAAGTTGAACTTGGTTGACCGAGTTGTAGAAAATCTTGTGCGTCTTGCTTGTTTCCGTTGTTGCAAAAGCAATGTAATTCTGAATAGAAACAATGTACGGCTTAATGTTTTGGTAAGTCGTTGTTACGTTTGAATCGTAAGCCAATGGGTTTACGGAGTTCGGATTTGACGCCAAAATGTCGCATACAATGGTCTTTGTCCCAGAGGTGTAGGAGTAAAGAGAGTCGTCAAACTTTGGCGCTGACGAATATACCTGTACGGAGCCGTCAACGTAAGTTGCGACAGATACTACATAAGGTTTTTCTGTTGCCGTTGTTGCCGTACCTGCTTCAAGTATGGTAGCAGCCTGGTACCAGTTTTCATTAGCGGCAAGGCTGGAAACCACTGGTGCAGCAACACCTTGCAATTGCGTAATTGTTGCCGATGTGCTGTGTGCATAAGAAAGACCTGGCGAGGCAATGGTGAGAGTCTGGTTTGAGCCAGACTTTGCGGCTGCTGCGGTAACAATTGCAATTTCGTTGCCGTTTGTTGCGTCGCTAATCAAAATCATTGCCGGGTTGGTTGGGCTAATGGTTGTGCTAAACGAACCAGAACCAACAACCGCAGTAATAGACGTAGCGCCCGCGCTTGTAGCCGCTTGGACAGCAATGCCACTCAAGGGTGCGGTTGAAGAAGAAGTAAACTGCAAGTAGTTTGCAGGCGAGGTTCCTGGAGTATTGATGGTTGGAAGCGATGCTGTTCCATTGCCAAACGTAGTCCAAGGAGACGTTCCAACGGTAAGTGACGTAAGGCCGGAAGTTGTTACGGTAGAAGCCGTAAGCAAGTTTGCATCTGCCGTAGAGAATCGGTTTGTTAATGGATTGAATCCATCAAAAGCCTGGGCACGGTATACACCTGCAATGTTTTGGGAGAACAAGGCGTAGTCGCTAGGCGTAATGGGACGAGGTGCAAGAAGTTGAAGTTCAGCCGTAAGTCGGTTAAGGAAGTTGGTTGTCGTCTCTGGGTCAACACCATACGTTAGAGAAGTGTCAGTTGCAGAAGTAGCGGTAATCAGAATGCTGGAGATGTTAGGGTCTTGCGACTGCATCTGAAGGTACGTTGCCAGCGGATTGAAATTGGCAAGGTCTTGGATGTTGTAAACAGAACCGACTCCAACCGCCTGCATAGTAATTGAAAGCGTGTTGGTTCCAGCAGCAATAATTTCGTCCTGCAAAGTCTGGAATTGGTAAGCGGCACCACCGTAGAAGAAACCAGCAACGGTTCCGGCTGGGATTGCATAACCGCCAGTAGGGGCGTTATTAACAAGCGTCCAGGTTGTTTGGATTTCTGCACTTGCGCCGGGGTTTGGTGTGATACCAACAAGTGAACCAAAGTAAGTAAAGATTGAAGCAGGAACGTCAGAAGCAACGTTAGCGGCCTCAGCGGCCATGGCGGCAAATTGCTCAACCAAAAGAACTTCTAGGTTTCCTTCACGTGGAACCCAACCGGGAATGTTCTGCGCAATCGAGAACAGGGCCTGCTGAATAAGAACGTCGGTATCCGTAACGATTGGAATGTTTATGTAACTCATTAGGCGCCGCCCTGATTATTGTCGATATTTACGTTTAAAGTTGCGTTGTTGTTATTGTCGTATGACAAAGTTACCTTTGCCCTTGCTCTTGGTTCCCATTTGTTGATTGCGTTTTCAACTGCAACCGGGTTAATTTGAGTCATTGGTAAATCTTCAATGCCAAAACTAGGAACAGTTGGCCTTCCGCCAAGGTCGGTTCCAACAACTACTGCAACGCAATTGGAAATTTCCTCGTAAGAATCCTGAGGTGAGACGACAAATTGACCGTATGAGTCAATTGCAACTTGATTTGTCAAGTGCGGAAAACCATAAATAGGGTTTTTTGCTGGCTTGAAAGCAGATATTGTTACCGGTTGGCTTGAGGCTCCGGTGTCATCAATGTGGATAATGTTAAATGCGTAAGAGACAACATTTTCCATGTTTGACGGAATTGTGTAGAAATACGAAGTCGAAGGAGCAACCAAAGAGTAAGTTGTTGCACCAATAGACCGAACCGCATTGGGTGAAAGGGTTGTTGCCAAAATCCAGTTAGGAATAATTTGGTCAACGTCCTGAAGGACATAAATCTCGTATGAAGAACCATTGGTTACATCACTAGCGGCAGTCCAACTAAGTTGGATTCCTGCGTTAGTCGGTGTGTCAAGCCATGAGGCTGTTAAACCAGTAATGGGGTTGGCCATCTTAGATTCCTAGTCTGCCCCCGTTGCGTTCACCACCCTTAATAGCAATAAGGTTGGCGTTTACATAGGGGATATTGTGTTCGCGGTGCCATTCACTTGGAAAGTAAGTGTAAAGGTCGCTAATCTGAAAGTCCATCTTTAGTTCTGGTACAAAACGACGATAGTTTTCGTCAGCAAAATACCAGAAAGAATTCTCGTTGTAAAAACTATTGTGCGTCGGGTCTTGAAAAGCGCCACGTCCGTCAGTGCTTGGAGTTAGTGATAGCACCATTCCGTTGTGTGCCAAAACTCGATACATCTCGTTCCAGATACGTACCTTGTCAGGAATGTGTTCAAGGAAGTCAACTGCTCGAATTACTCCAACAGAGTTTTCTTCCAGGGAAGCAAGTACGTCAAATACATCGCCCAAGTAATCTGCGGGAGCGTGCATGTCTACAGTCTTGTAGCCAGGCGCTGGATTGTGAGCACCGCCAAGGTCTAAGGCAAGAAGACCATTATCCTCAGCCCACCTTAAAACAAGTGGTTGAATGTTTCGACCATGCATGCGAACAGTCTCTTGCTGTATGAAAGCATTAATGTCGGACTTTGACTGAGTATTCTCAGAATGAACACGCTGCAAATAAAGGTTCTTCTTAATGTGAACAAACTTGCCCTGTAGGTACAACCTAGCCATCAAGTCCTGGTCATCAAGAACCCTCATTGAAGAGTCGTAACCGCCAGAAAGTTCGTAAGCCTTCTTGGTAAAAGCACGAAGGTGATTGGGCGCATACCAGATGAAAGAAACGTTGTGAGGCGTTGGCTCCATGCCAGCGCAAACATTCCATTCGCCATCTTTGTAATAGTTCCAACCGTATTCCGGGTTGAACATGTGAAAGTCAGGCTTGCCATCTTCGGTCATTTGAGCAAAATCAGAATAGACAAAGGAAGCGTCAGGGTTTTCTTTAAAAGCCCTAGAAACCTCTTCTAGCGCGTCTGGTAGGAGAATGTCATCGTGGTCTAACTCAACCAAGATTTCTCCATCACAAAGACTTACCGCATAACCCTTTAGTGCGCCAACAATTCCATTTAATTGTGGCTTTGCGTAGAAAACACGAACACGGTCGTCGTATTCGGGTCTTCCCCAGTTTGCGTCGCCATTCAGCAAAACCACCCATTCCCAATTTTGGTTTGTCTGAGACTTTAAGCCTTGGTAGGCTTGGTCCAAATATTTTGGGTCGTGACTGGCAGTGAAAACACTAATCATCTATGGCGGTCCCTCGTTTTGGTGTGATAAAGTTCACCCCATCATAGACATATATTACACCATACTTTGTCAAATTTCAAGTATTTAACCCGGCTTGGTTGTAAACTGAGTACCGCTGCCCCATCCAGAACGGGTTTTAGGGCCGTAGATTTCGCCGTTAGCGGTATCCATGTAGTTATCGCCAATGTTCCCCAGGGACGAACTGGGTGCCCCAGAACCGTAATGAAACAGCCCTGGAGTGAATCCATAGAAACTTAAGACAATTGGCTGGTTATTTGGACCAAATCCAATTGCGCAAACAGTTCCGGCAGGGGGCGGATATTCGCCCGGATATGGCATTGGGCCCCAAACCTGAGTCCCACTGATTGCGGGAATCGTAAAAGTCATATTGCCTGCGGTTATTGGTCCTGGAGCCGTTGCATCTGTCTGCAAAACAACACCGTAGTAAACGCCTTCAAATTGCTTTCCGCTTGAAAGAACGCCGTATTGGACTTTCAATACGTGTTGTAGAATAGTATCAGCGTCTTGAGTTCTCATTATTTAACAACCTTTTTAGAAGTTGACTTAAGAACAGGGAGTGGGAATGGCGATTGTGGCTGTGATGTTGGGTCGTAAATTGCACCAAATGGCATTGGAACCTGCAAAACGATAGAAGCCTGTGGGTTGAATGCGTCACGTTGCATCGCTGTTACCATCCAAAGACCTGAATCTGCGGGGCCAAGTCCGGCAAATTTAACGATTTCGCCAATGTCAAATTCCCAGTTGTCTAGCATGCAAGTAATTGTTGCCTGCCCGTAAGCCTTGCCTACGTCCCAGTCAAAGTCAATTAACTGAATGTTGTCGGTAAATTCTTCAATTGTCTTGATTTTTCCGCCCTTAAGAGCGTTGATGGGGGGAATGCCATTTGGGGCTATGTTTCCCTGCCACCATTCATCCGGCCCAAAATAAACGGTATTGCCGTTTTCCCAAATGCGCCAACCAATGCTTGAAGCGATTCGACTTGCCGCTGTCCAAGAATCCTCATAAGGGTCGGACGAAGTTCCTCGACTAAGTGCAACGCTAACAATTGACTTACCATTGTTTCCTGTCAACTCTTTCCACACAGATGCGTAGTCGGGGTTGTTTTCAGCAAATGAAACTTTTTCAAAGTAAGCACCGGCACCATTGTTGATGGCCTCAACAAGACCTTTTACAAAGGGCGTAACGTTCGTGCTTGTTGTACTAACGACAGTACCGTTGCCTCTTTGATTCTGAAGTCGATAAATCGCCTCAGCCTCAAAAACCAATTGAACCTGGTCAGACGCTTTGACAAACTGAGTAAGCGTGTATTCAAGAACTGGGTTCTTCTTTGCCTGAGAGGCGGTCAGCGATGCGTCAGAAAGTGCGCTTGTGCTGATGTACTTAGGATTGTTTTTTGAACCGGCAGTTCCAATGCCCGTTGACGCTACCTGAAGTGTCATTCCTTGCTTAAGGAATCCCTTGCGCAAAATGGCGCGGGAAGGGTCGGTCATCTGAATCGTGATTGTCGAAACGCCAAGCATATTCTGTTGAAGAATGATGTCGGTAATTGACTCACGATAGTCGTAATTTATTTTTGTTGCCGCGCCAGTATTCTTGTCTAGCAAAACCATGTCTTCAAGGTCAGCAAGGTTAAATCCTGTGCCAGTCGGCAAAACAACATTGTTTCCCGTAGTCGTTGTAGAACCAGCAGTAAGGGGCTGGAAGGTTGTTCCAGTTCCGGTTGCACTGTTTGCGCCAAGGGCGCTTGCTGGGATTGTCTTAGCCATTATGAAGCCGGTAGTTTAATTACGTACCCAACCATGTTTGCAATGGCGGAGTCATCACGAATACCGTTAAGTGTCTTTATTCTAGAGATGTAGGAAGAGTTGTTTTGCTTTTGTCTTGCAGCAATCAATTGAAGAGTGTCGCCCTTCTTAATGGTGTACAACTTTGCACCAGAACTACTAACCGTCGAAACCGTTGTAGGTGTTGTTGATGAAGTTGATTTAAGAGCGGACGCTGCAACTGGGCTTGTAAGCGTGCCAGCGGCGGACGTTGAACTGCTGTAAGTCGAAATGAACGGAGTTACAGAAAGGTTGCCAGATGTTTTGATAAGGTTCTGAACGGCGCCAGATGGGCTTGAAGCAGCGGAAGTTGTTGAGTTTCCACCAGGAATTGGGGTGTTATACTCATAAAGAGTAATGTCCAACTGCTGTTGAACCCTGTTGCCGTCTGCTATTCCACGAATTGCATTTGTAAATGACATTGTAAAAATAAACCATTCACGCAATTTGCCCGTTCCAGCAGAAACGCCAGGCACTGGACCCGTAAGTGTGAAGGTTGTTGGCTGGTAATTTGTTGAGTTAGGCTCAACGTCCAGCCACGACTCCAGCACCTGGCACATGTTTTCCGTATTAGCAACGGTTCCAGTTGAACCTGTAATAGATGAAAAAGAATCGTCTATCAACAATGTCATCTGAAGTTGAAACGGAGAACGGTCATACCATTGAGTTGCTGCTACTGTTTTTGGACGGTCAACAACCTGCCATCCGCCCGAACCCTGAACTGGTCCATAGGTTGAGTCGCCCAAAAGGGCCGCAACAACAGACGGGGAAGAAGCGCCAGGAAGATAAAAATTCACCAACGTATTGGAACTTCCAGCAAGGTTTGATACCGGCTCAATATCCGTTGTTGTCGTAGGTGTTGATGACGTGGAAGAGTTAGACATTACTTAGTTCCCTTCAACGTGGACTTGCTAACCGCAGATATGATTCCAGGCAAACCGCCTGGGCCAAGCGCCGCAGAGAATGCTTTCTGCATTCCATTTGACGTAAGTCCCAATTCAACGTTTGCTGTCTTAAGTCCAGTTGTAACTGCTTGAGCAATATTGTTGGTATCCGCTTGTGTAAGTTTATTAGTTTTTGCAATGTTTTGAGCAGCAGTTTGATAAGCCTTTGCCTGGTCGGCAAGTTTTGCTGATGCTTCTTTCAATTCCTTGCTTGCCGCTTCACCTAACTTACCAGATGCTGCAATCTTTGCGTCAATCTTAGATTGAGCACCTGCTTCAATTGCGGCGCGAGTAAACGTTGCGTAACGTGCGCTCGCCATTCCGCCAGTCAGATTCTGGTCGTAGTTCATACCCAAAAGCGCAGCGGCGCGACCGGTCAAACGACGCTGAAGGCCAATTTCTTTTCTGGCGTTTACTGCGTTGTAATAACCTGGGTCAACCAATGGATTGTAGAGGGCACTCTTGTCGGCCCCAATCTTTGCGTTAATGTAACGGCTAATGTTTGCCATTTCATTTGGGCCACCCTTCCAAATAAGGGCTTTAAGCGCCGCTGTTTCGGCGGGTCCAAACTTACCAAGTTGTGAAACAGAGTTAAGGTTATTGGCGTTTAATTGACCACTTCTTGTTTGGTAAGCAAGCCACCATGCGGCGGTTTTATTTGCATTGATGTCGGCAAAGGTTTTGTTTGTGTATGCTTTGTTTCCCTTACCAGTTATGTTTGCCCAAGCAGCGGCGTTGCTCTTCTGTTCGCCACTGAGGTTTGCGTATTGATTACTTAGGAAGTTAAGGCGTTGAAAGTCTTTGGCCGATGCGGTTCCATTGGCAACCTTTTTTTGTAATCCTTGGATTTCTGCAAGGTCACCAAGCATTTGACTCTTTAAGTCACTGGGCTTAATAGGTCCCGTTGCAATTTTGGGCGTATAAGTGTTTTTGGCTCCACCGCCAAAAAGACCACCAAAGAATCCTGCAACGCCAGAAATAGCCTTACCAACAAGGGGCATAGCCATAGGCAGGAGCATGCTAGTAATAGCCATACCCATTGGTCCACCCATGAAACCAAGCCCCATTTCAGCAAGACCACCAATTCCAGTTTCACCAAAACCAGCAATTGCACTTGGCAAGAAACGCTTAAGTCCAGTAGCCGCTACCTCTTCGGTGTCCGATATTGCGGCCTTTCCAACGCTTTGCAACGCATCGCCCTGGATTCCCTTAATCTTGTTAAAACTTTCGTCAATTGCAAACTTAGCCTTTGAACTGTATCCCTTGCCAAATCCCTCTTCCTTTGAATAAAGGTCACGAAGAAGTTTCTTGGTTACAGGCTTGCCTTCGGAAAGGGCTTTCTTTTCAACGTCTGAAAGAGCGGTTTTTTCAAGGCCGCCACCGCCACCGCCAAACATTCCTTCTCGTGCGGTTATTGCAGTGTTTGTCTTAATGTCTTCAAGCAAAGAAAGTTGCTTTTGCTTGTTGTTCATGTAAACGTTTTTGAAGCCTTCGCCTCCGCCACCCAACTTCTTTGCTAGGTCGCGGAATACAGTATCTTTTGCAATGCCTTCAATGTCCTTACCGGCAATCTTTCCCCAAATCTTTGAAGTACCGGCATAACCAGCACCAAGAACGCCGTATGCGCCTTTGGCAAGACTTGCCAGTTTTCCGACTGTTGCAATACCGGCAAAAACACCAACCATTGAAACAAGGGGAATAAGAACAATTTTAAACCTAGAAAGGAGACCAACGACATCAGTAAGTATTTTGCCAAGTTTTAACGCGGCTGGCGTAAGTGCCTTACCAATGTTTACAAGGTCAGCCATGAAGGTTTGCTTCATCATATTGAACTGCGCTTGTGGCGTTGAAAGAGCCCTTTGAGTGTCTCTATTCAAAACCGCAATACTGGAGTTTTTTTGAATAGACGCATAAATACCGGCCAAAAGCGATGGGCTATTTATCATGGCGTCAATGGTGGCGGAACTCTTGGAACCACCAAAAGCCTTTGTAACGATAAGGTTTTCAAGAGTGTTTAACCAGGTAGTTCCACTCTTGCCTTCAAATCCTGCGGTACCCTTACCAAGTGTTTTAAGGTTTCCAGCGGCCCAGGCATCAATAACTGCCTTTGGAATGTCACCAACGCCCCAGTTTTCAAGAAGTGCGGTTGCTCCCGCAGCGCCAGTTGCGCCCTTGTACTTTACGTTAAATGCGGTAGGGTTGAAGCGACTAAGTGCCTGCTTAAGGTATTCGGAAACTGCAACAATTCCACCCTTACCAGCGAGCAATTGATTAATGTCTCCAGGTTGAATACCCAACATGGCAAGAGCCTTAGCACCTTGCGCACTTGGTGCCGTCATCATTGTCAACGCTGTTTTTACGTACTGACCAGCAGTTGAGCCAGGTGTACCCATTGCCGTAAGAAGGTCAATGAAAGAACCAAGAGATGCTGCTGAAACACCGTGAGCGGCTGCGGTTGGAAGCGCACCGCGACCAAGAGCAGAAATAATTTCAGATTGTTTAACGTCACCGGCACCAACGGTTGCGTTGATAAACGCTGCAATCGCCGCGGGGCTTGTTCCAACACCGGCAAGATTTGCGTTCATCATTGCGCCCATAACACGCGCTGATTGCTCCATTGGAGCGCCGCTAGCAACACCACCAAGAACGCCAAGAACCGCAACGCTCTTTGTCATCTTAGCAAGTTGATTATTTGTTGCCCCAAGACCACCGTGCAAACCTGCCGTAGCAGATGAAATGCGGTAGATGATGTTGGCTACGTCATTAAGACTTACACCAGTCTTCTTGGCCACATCAAGAGCCATGTTTGTCAGGAATGGGAGACTATTTGGTGCTCGACCAGCCTGAGTAATTGTCTGTGTAAGTTCTGCGTTAAACTTTGAATAGGTTTTTATTGCTTCGTAACCTATGCCGCCAATGGACAAAACGCCCCAGGTAGCGGCCTTAAGGATTCCAGGAGTAGCAATACCAGAGAGTTTGTTAAGGGTTCCATAGGACGCAGTTGTCGCTACGTTGTGTGCCTCTTGAGCAACACTTGATTCCTGAAGAACGACCTTTCGCTCTGCAAGAAGCCTGTTGTTTGCTTCAAGTTCAACGGCTTGGCTTTCTAAAGCCTTGGTGCTTTCTTCGGTAGTAACCGTTGCAACTTTTTGCTCTTCATTAGTGACGGCAAGAGACTTTCGGTATTCCGAAATAGCCTTAACCAGGTCTTGAAGGGTTACACCAAGGCTGTCCGCCGTCTTCTCGGCAGCAGCAAGGCTTTCATCAAACTTTTCCCCAGAGATGGCAGATTTGTCTAAAGAATCTACAACGTCAAGAATTGCGTCCGATAGGGTAATGAATACCTTAGAGGCTTCATCACCACCGGGCGCACTAATCGGTATTTCTACTGGGTCTACTGCCATAAGGTGCCTTTTGATAGAAAAAGCCGCTACCCACAAAGGAGTAGCGGCTTATCTTCCGCCTAATAACTTTTGTCTAGACGGTTGGTTGGTTAGAAGATTTTAGCAATTGTTTTAGCGACTTCAAAGCCAATTAATTCCGCAAGAACTTTTATTTCTTCTACTTTTTGTTCTGTTGATAGTTCAATTGCTTTTCTCATAAAAGCCATTGACATCAGGTAATCTTCTGAGCCCTGGTCTAAGACCTTGTTTGGGTCCATGCCAAGATTGATTGCATATCCCCCCGTTTCAACGTAAGGGTCTTTGCTCAGGGCTTCTAAAAAGTTTCGTCTGCCTCATTGTTGGCAATGTTGCTCCAACGGAACAACTTGTTTGCCGTTTCGATAAGGTCACCCTCGGTAAGGTAAAGTCCAATTACAGAGTCAGTAGCACGCTTGGCTTCAATGCCAAGAGCATCTGCAAGGTCTGTATCAAACTTTGTCCAGCGTCCGTGAGGGTCGTTGCTGCGAAGAGAGAGTTTGTTTTCAGTGTCGCCGTCAAAAACAGCGTAAATTCCTACGCATGAGTCATAAAGCATCTCTGCGTTTGCAACAAGAGAGAAGTCGGCGTTGCTATTCTTTCGACTCTCATTAGCGTACTTGGTGAGAGTGGAGTTAAGTTTTGTTGTAGATACTGGCTTGAAGCGGACGTAGATTTCCGGCTGCTCCCAGCGTGGCACCTTAATGTCCGTGTACAATTCATTTACGATTTGCTCACGGCGCTTCTTCAGGGAAACGAGGGGTGTCTGCTCCGCTTCTACAGCGACAACAGCACCCCCCGCTACCTGAGAGTTCACATCATTCCCGTCAGTGATATTAAAATCGACCATGTTTCCTCCTATGGCGTGTTAATTTTATTGTACTACTTTTTAGAAGTAATTTCCAGTTTGAGTTGCTGCGGCTGGGAATGACTGGCTAACCAGTGAACTTCCGCCAGGTGCAGCAGCAGCAGCGGCGTCAGCGACGGTCTCAACTGCAATGTCTACTTCCCACATACGAACGGCGTTGCTCATTGAGTCAGTTCCGCCGTCCTTAACAGCAGTAAGGCGACCGGTGTAAACACGTGGGGAACCCCAGGTGTTACCAGCGTCGTCAAGAGGCTGAATGTTGACGGTAACAAGGGTGTTACCAACAAGGGCGTGAAGGTCAGCAATGATTGCATTGTCAACCTGCGTGTTGTAAGCCTTGCTCAATGTCACGTCCGAGTAAGTAGGAAGCGACATGTAAGTAATTTCTGGGCCCATTCCGCCGGGACGGTGCTTGTTGACTGCGGCGGTGACATCTCCACCTGCAAACTTGTCAAAGTTAATCCACTGACCGTTTGAAAGTGTGGATGTCAAACCCGTTGGAGTCTGACCGATAATGAGCGTGGCAAGAAATTGCTGCTCAGAACCGAAAAAGTGAGTATTAGTATTAGTTGTTGACATTTAGGTTCTCCTTAAAAGTTTATGATTATTGTGGGAGAGCAGCGTTAACTGCGTACTTAACCACGTTGATTGTCACGAACTCACCGAATGGAGACATCTTCAGGGAGACCTGAGCGTTAATCTGTCCAGCGGCGATTGTGGAAGGAGTGTTTACATTGCTTCCAGTGTTCACGACATAAGCAGAACCAGCGTTGATGCCGTAGAGGCTTCCGCGAGTCCAGTAAGACTGGCACTGTCCACCAAGTGCTCCGGCAAGTGCGCCGAAGATGTGTCCCTTGCCATCGATTTCCTGGAATACAAAGCCTTCGGCAATGAAGTCAAAGTCACGAACGACCTGCATACGGAAACGAACGTTGTTGAAGTAAATCCAGTTTGGGTCCAAAGCAAGTGAACGGAAACCGTAAATTGCAATAGCGTTTACATTTGGTACGTTGCGAACAACGTTTACACCAGCAGAGTTGAGGTTTCCACGGTCAGATGAGTTGTATGACTGAGATACGCCAGTTGCGTAACGCGAAGAACCGTACTGAATACCAGCGGCGGGAACGTTAGCGTCGTTACCTGAGTCGTTAACAGCAATGTTTGCAGCAACAAGAGCCGATGGTGGCACAACGCGGCTGAATACAATTCCGCTGTTGGAAGATGGGTTGGTGTTTACAACGCCAGGAACGTTAATCCAAGGGGCAAACAGGGCACCGTACGATGGGTCAGTGGCGCCCGCTTGAATAGCAGCAGCCTGAGTTTCAAGCGTTGAAGCCGAGGCGGTGTTTTGACCGTCAAGAATTGCAACGCGGTTGAAGGCAAGTGCGTGGTTAACAAGGTCAATCTGAGTGGTCGTGCTGGTGTTACCAGGGTATGAAACCTGTCCGGGACCGTACTTCTCTGTAATGTAAGCAAGTGTGGTGGCGGTGTCAGCGTCGCTTACCGCTGCGTCTGCACCTGAGGTAAGGTAAACAGAAGCCGTTGAGCCAGATGCAGGAAGAATTGTAGTTCCTGTAATAGCAGAAGCGGTGACCATCGACTGGTAGGCTGGAAGTGAGTTAATCCAGTTGATAACGTCAGTGTCGGTAGAAAGACCACCAACAGTAGCCATAAGGTTGCCGTTGTAGTTAATCTGTGCCGAGTAAAGGGTGCTTCCACCAGCGGTGTAACCGCTAATTGAAAGAATTACACCAGCGGCGCTAGAGTTGCTTGAGTTAGCCCAAGTACCCTTACCGTTAGCGGTGAGAAGGAACTTACCACCAGTTGTTCCTGAGGTTGCAGCGGCACCTGAGGAAGATGGCTGAACGCGAGTTACAAAAGCCTGAAGTCCACCTTCACGGAAGAAAACGTCAAGAGAGTCGTACAGCAATGTGCTGTCCATGTTTGTGAGTGAGTAGCGACCGGTAAGGCTTCCGTTAACAATCTGTCCAAACGCCTTTGTGAAGTCGTTCATTGACTGGATTGGTACTGGGATTCCTGCTGGGCCAGCGGCAACGCCAAGAACAAACCATGTACCGGTTGGGTTGTTGGCGCCGGAGTTTGATGAAGCGGCACTTACGTTAATGTAAGCACCTGGGGCCTGATTAGCCATTAGAGTTCTCCTGTTGGATTAGAGGAAACAGTTTCCTGATTCTTTGAGTTCTTTGTTTGTACTGCTGGTTTCTTTTCTTCGTCCTTGGGCTCAGTTGCCTTTACCTCATCGACGCTTAAAAAACCTTCTGAGATAAGACTCTCGATAAGCGGGGTGTCAATTACAGAGTAAGAAAACCCTGGTGACATTGGTTGGCCCTTGTCGTCATAAATGACGTGCTTGGCCTGTACTAAAACGTTTTTCTTGCTCATAATGATTCCTTTTCGAGTTCGACGTTAACGGTCTCAACTTCTACACCCGGTGTTGGCGGTTCAGTAGAAGGATTGGTAATTGCGCCAGTCGGAGCATATTGCGGACTTGGCACACCACCAAAAATGTTCATAACATTGGCAACCGTTACGACGAAGCGAACATGTGCAACACCGGTCGTTCGACCACTGCTGTGCTCACCTTCTAGATATTCCTCACCTTCCCATATAGTGCTTTGTGCAAAGCCACCAAGGTCGCGGTGTTGAATTATGCAGGCTCGCACGCAAGCGGCATAAGCCTGTGTTAGTGCTTCGGTTTCTTGCCAGTCTTTTGTACCGTAAACATAAACCATCGCTTCGACGGTAAATGAAGCACGAACATTGCTCTGGTAAACCTCTGGCATGTTTGTTGTTCCCGGAACACTAATAAGCACAGCAGCCTTAGCATTTCGAGGCAAAGTTCTAAAATCTGGGCGGTGCCTATATTCAAAAGGCACTTCCAATACTTCGCTTCCTAGATTGCGATTAAATTCAGCAATGTATGAAGGAAGCCAAAGTTGAAGCGTGTTATAAAACGCTTCCTGGACTGAGTGACCACCATAGAGAGGACCGTAGGCATCATCTAAATAAGACAGGTTCCAGTCTGTCCACCATTCGCGAACTGCCATGGTTATCTCCTTCTAGTCTTTACTGACCTAGCCATTGAGTTTTCCCCAAATGTGCTGTACTTTGGGGTCGCAACATATCCCTTTTCTTTTTGGTGAGACATTGTTGCACGCCTCTTAATATCACCACGGTCACGGCGTGCTTGGCGGCCTGCTTCTTCATCTCTAGGAGTGAAGTATTCTTTGTTGGATTTATTTGCCGCCTGTTCCTTGGGGGACATGACGTAGAATTCAATAATCTTTGCTGCGATTTTGTAGAACTCTGGAGTAATGGTTACGAACTCACGCTTCGGCATGTTGCCAGTGCCAGTTTGGTGATAAGCACCGTAGTTCCTACCGTGTGAGTAGGATTGTGGAGCCCTCTTGGATGGGTCAATTACAAGGTCGAGACCGCCATGTCCGAATGGACGCAGTTCCGGCATTGTTGCCGCCGCCGCTAAATAACCGTGGTTAAATAGGGGCTGGTTTTTAGAGTTACCACCCTTTGAGGCACGCTCACCAACTGTAGAGCCAGTTGGTTCATTTGGATACCCTGGGTGATACTGAGGGTCTGGGGCGGCCCACATGTCTGTGATGCCCCATTCGTAAGCAAAACCACCGTTCTTAAAACGAGTGGCCTCCATAAGGCTAAACTCGTCGGCAATGGTGTAAAGTGCAGGCTCAAGGTCCGCAAGTTTTTCACCAATGATTTTCATCTTGGCAGAAACTTGTTCAATTCGTTTTGATGTTGCTTTTACATCAACCTTGGCTAGTCTGGCCATTATCCACGGACCCAAGGAGCAATCAGATTATCAATCTGTTGGTCGATTTGGTCTAGGTTCATCTCACGGCGAGTCTGAGGTTCAAACTCAAGGATGATGAACTTGGCAGCCTGGAAAAGGCATGCACGGCGAAGTGAGGCGGGAATACCTTCGGTATAGCCACCATCGTATACAACCTGAATGCGTGAACCTTCAGGTGCAAACGTACCAAGGCGAATCCAAACGTGACCGTCAGTAACATCCGGACCGCGAATGCCACCGTGTTCAAAGTCAATAGGTTGGAAGTCACCGTAAGTACGGTAAATATTCATGGACTGAATGTTGTAAGTCCATAGTTCCGGGTAAGCCGGAGCGAACTGGTCAAGCCAAAAGTGGCGCACCAAAGTAGATGCACCTAACGCAATGGCTTGGGACATACCCAATGAACCATAAATGTCCATAGGCATGTCAGCATTGTTCCCGTATTCAGCGGGGTCAATACCAAACAACCGGTCTTGATAGATGTGTCCCGTAAAAGGGGCCAGACGACGACCGGTGCGGTCTTCCAAGTGAGCAGTTGCTTCAACCAAAATGTCCGCAAGGGTTGTTGGTTCAATATCAACTACTAACTCAGGATAGCGCTTAGAAAGGTCTTCAACGCTGGCAAGTGAAACGGGGTCTGTGTATTGTGACCCGTTATTTGCCATGGTTAATTACTCCTTTGTAGAACGGCGCTTAGTGGGTGAAGCAACTTCAATTGCTTCTGAGATGTCTTCTGAGGCAGTCTCGCTCTTTTCAGCGGCCTTTGGGGCTGCCTTCTTTGGAGCAACTTTTTCTTCTACCTTTTCAACTTCTGCTTCAACGGCCTTTTCGACCTTCTTTACTTCTTTTGTTACGGTGTAAAACAGTTCACCAGGGATTGAAAGAAGCGAGTGAGCCAAACGAGCAGGTACTTCAATCGCACCTTCGTCTCCGGCCTTTTCCCAGTTGTATCCTTCAGTGCCGCCTGGCTGATTTGCTGCTAGTAAAACCATGGTAAAACCTTTCATAAATTGAATCCAGCGCGGCGGGCGGGGGAGGAACGAGGGAACCCGCCCGCCACACTGAAACTTGACTACCTAATGATTAGTCAACTACAAACGATGGAGTGTAGTTCGTGTTGGTAGGAGTAATTCCGTTACCAGCAGTCTTGTCCAAAGCAGAAGCAACGTTGGCCAAACGACCAATGTACTTAGGTGCACGAACAGCAAGCGTAGTGTCCGCAACGAATGCGAATGGCAGGCTGTCAGGCGATGCTGTAGTTGGGTACACGTTGACAGGCTGCATCTCACGAACGAATGGACGTACGATGTAGTTGGGGTCACGTGACATGAGGTAGATGCTCTGCTCACCGTTTGAGGTAAGTGGGTTCAATCCGCTGTTGCTGTAAGCGTAAGCGGCAGGGTATGAAGCCTGTACGTTTGAACCGTTGTAAGCAATAAGAGTTGTACCGTTGTCAACAATCTTCGTGGTAGCCCAGACGTTGCCGGTGCTGTCCGTGAAGTTTGCGTCAACAATTCCGAGCAACGTGAACTGAGTGTTCGTTGGGGTTGAAACAGAAGCGCGGTATACCTTGTAGTGAGTTGGCTGTGAACCTTCTGGGCCGGTCGGCGTGCTGAACGAAAGCGTGCAAGCAGAGGTCGAAGGCGTGAGGGTTGAAGTCTTTGCAGCCTGGATTTCACCAAAGCGAGCAATAACAGGTGCAACTGCGTAGGTGTAGTTTCCGCTCAGAGTACCCGTACCCGTTGCAGCGCCAGTTACGGTGCCCATTTGGTTAGTACGAGGTGAAAGGAACGAAGTCTTAACGATTGGAACACCACGGTAGGTGGGAACAATCAAACCTGCGGCAATTTCAACTTCGTCAACAAAACGCTGTTGGTTGACGAGCAACTGTGACAGACGGCTGTTGGCGTTAGGTGACATGAGGAACATCCACTCAGAGTTCTCAACTGGCTCAGCAACGTTCGATTCAACGAGGTCGATGAGAAGGTCAAGTCCACCAAGGGTGAGGCTGTTGCCACCGAAGTTAATTGAGTTCTGGTCTACGCCGTCAACCCATGGGTTGTAAGCAGCGCCAGCCCAAGTCGAAGCACCACCGTAGTTGTCGATAGCACCGCCACCGATACCCTGTGAAGGGCCACCAGTAGAAGACGAGGTGAATGACGAGCAAATTACGTCAAGACCGTCGAACTGAGGGTAAGGTCCGTTAACCGTAGGTGCACCAGCACCCCAGATAATGGCAGTTTCCATGTCCCAGTAAAGACCGCGGGCAGCACCCTCGATTTCACGGGCGCGGAGGTCGCCAATCAGGTCTGCGGTAACAGCCTGTGAGTAACCAGTTACAGCACCAACGCTCTGGAGCAGACGAATCTGGAAGTTCTCCTGTGCGTAGTTTGATGTTGATACTGGACGTGCACCGCCGTCAGTGACGAATCCGCCCTGAGGAAGCGTTGTACGCTTGTTGAAGTAGTAAACTGTTGAGCCCCACTTGACCGTAGGCAGCGAGCGTACGAGCGGCGCATAGCGGCGCTGGTACTCAAGCAATACTGGGTCAATCTGCTTCTGTACGAGTGCGGCTGCACCCGCGGCAGTAAGGGCCTCTTCCAAATCGTTAGCCATTGCTAATTCTCCTTAATTATTTTTGGATAGGGGTTTATTTTTATTGCTTAGAAGCCGCGGTCGGCCTGAGCAAACTTGCTTTCAAAGAATGGGGTTGAGCCCCATGCTTGTACTTGAACCTTGCGGAATGCAGAAGAGTTCATCTCTGCAAGTGCGCGTGGGTCCAATTCCTCCGACTCTGACAAGTCAGAGGCGTCGTTTCCAGTTGAGCCACTGGTCAAGCCCTTACGGAAAGTGGTTCGGCCACCTCGGTAAGACTCAACAGCGTTCTTTGTGGCTTCGGCTACTGCGTCAGCGGCTGCCTTAGCGGCGGCCTCTGCAACAAGAGCCTGTACCTGCTCAAAAGTAAATGTGTTTTCGTTCACGGTGTTCTCCTGTGATTCGATAGATTCCTCGGCTGCAACTTCTTCGGCAGCAACTTCTTCGGCAGGGGCTTCAGCCTCTGCTTCTGGTGCTACCTCAGCGTCTGCGGCTTCTGGTTCGGTTGATTCGACTGGCGTCTTTGCAGCAACAATCATTGCGGCAAGAGCCTGAAGGTCTGCGTCACTCAGCGTACGAGTAGCAGCGGTTTCAAGCGTTGCCTCTTCAGCCGGAGTTTCTACAGCGGTGTTTTCGTCGGACACTTCTGTCTCCTTTTCTTCAGTTGGGGCATTGTCGCTTGACTCTGCCTGTGGTACGGGGTCCCCACAAGTGGGGCAATACATGGCGTCCTGTGGAGCAGAAGTTCCACAGTTGCCACATGTTCCAGCGTCTGCTGGGCTGCTAGGAACAATCGTTCCGCAGTTGTGGCAGAAGTTTGCGTCTTCAAGCATGGACGCTCCGCATTCGGAGCATTCCATGTTGTTGTCATCTGTCTTCATGTTTTCATCCTCTGGTCCCATGCCACCAGCATCGCCGGTTGCATCTACCTGTGACCAGTCAGGCTTAGAGAGGTAAATGTCGCCGTCGTCATCGGGGTCGATGGCGTGCATAGCGGCAATAGCACCAAATGCGATGCGGTTTGCGACGGTCTTAAGCAAGTGTGGGTCTTGCGTGTAACCAGTAATGTTGATTGAGTCTGCATCATTGTTCAATGATATTGAAGCATACGCTTCAAGTATTTCCTGGAAGTCGTTAGCAAGCGTTTCGTGCTCGCTAACAATGTTGATGCCAAACTTCTTTGCGGCTGACTTAATTCGCGACTTAATGCGAGAAAGTTGAGCGGCAGTGTAAAGGCTTGCGTTTTTGTCCTGGTTGATGTAAGACCAGGCTGCGCGGACGTGAGCAGCAGTGTTAATTGGGTAGCGCTTTTGCTTGTCCTTCTGGTAACCAGGGTCAGCGTAGGCTACGTCACCGTAAGGCTTCTTAGCGTCCTTTTCAAAGATTGAGTTGACCGCATCTTCTACAGCGGTTTCAACCGCATCACGAATAACGTCAGCGGCTTCGTAAGCAACCAACTCTTCGTCGCGAGATACAATCTCAACGTCATCTACAGATTCAAAAATAGCCAAGGCATTTCCCTTCGTGTATGACTCAGCCAGGGCGGCGTACTGAATCTCAGCACCCTCAACGCCAGGACTGTTTGTGAAGTCAATGCCGTGAATAGCAAGGTCGTCAGCAGTTGTTGCTTCCTCGCCATCAGTGTGGGTGATAGAACGAGGGTTTCCTCGCCATTCACCACGGATTGAAACTCCCTTAATGAACTTTCCAACAGTCAGGGCAGCAATGTCGCGTCCATAAGTCGTGTTGGGGATGTCGGCTTCAAATGAGGCAGAGCCATCATTGTTAAGCCAAACGTCCTTGATGTTGCCAACTGTTGAGAGGGCATCATCCTTAAAAGCCGCGCCATGGCTTGTGGCCATGTTGATTGGCATACCTTCACCTGAGGAAAGTTGCTGCTTCATGCGCTCTACGGCCTTTGCAATGTTTCCGCGAGTGTAAAGACGGCGGTTCTTTGAAAGTCCGGGCTTTAGAAAAACGCCACGAATAGTGGCTGCCTTAGTAGAGGCCATTGTTTTCTCCTGGGATTCTTTTGCGTCTAGTTTTTTAATAATTCCATTAACCCAAGAACGACCGGCATCTCCACCCCAGCCCAGCCAAGCAATGTAGCCAGCAGAAGGGTTTGACGCGTTTGCCCAATCCTTGCCCTTTTTGTCAACTTCGTGACGAGCAAAGTATGAGTGCATTCTCTTAATGGTATCGACAGAGATGTTCTTACCGTTAGAAAGGTCTCTTGCACGCGCAACGCCAACGGCTGTCATGCCTCGCTTAAACTCCTTGCGAAGTTCAAGGGAGCGAGCAGCGTTCTTTCGAACTTGTTCTGGTGGTGAAAAACTGTCTGCCATAATTAATCTTTATCTTGGCGTGTAAAAACGCCCGTGACGCTTCCAATGTTTAACGTGAGTAAAACGCTTAGAGCGAATTTTCGAACGCTTTTTGAAAGCGGGTCTAGTGGCCTTACCCCAAGCAGTTCTTTCATAAAAACGGCCAGGTGCAAGTTCACCTCGAAACTTTTTAAATTTTCCAGAAACGCTTGGTTTCTTTAGCGTTACCTTTTTGTGGTAACCAATCCATCTAACTCCACGTGCGTGTTGTTTAATGGAAGCAATTTCAGACATGCGATACAGGCGATTACGTGCTGCATCACCTCTTGACTTCATCGTGCTTTTAGCAAAAGCATGGTATGTCGCTGATTTTGTGCGTCTGAACTCACCTCTAGCCATTCGGGCTTTAGTAAGGTTCGCTCTTTCTGCCGCCAACTGTGCAGCCGTCTGTTGTCCAGATGGGTGCTTGGCGTGCATGGCATAAGCGCCTGCTTGTCCAAGCCAGTTGCCCATTTTAACCTACTTCTTTTGAAACCAATGCTGCCGCTTTTGCGGCGGTAAGACCAAGAAATGGATAAACCGGTTGTCCTTCGCTGTAGAAATCCATACCGTTAATGTTTATAGGTTCTTGGCCTTCGTTGTTTTCGTTTTCATCGGGCATCTTATTCCTCTACGGATTCTGATACTGATTCGGTTCCCGAAGGCGCTTTAGGAGCGGATAACGGTGAAGACGTTTGACCTGGCTTCTTTGCGCCGGTAGAAGTCTTGCTTGACTTATCCTTAGGAGACCTAGTTGTCCTTCCACTGACGTTAGAGCCAGGGTTGGTCGTAGGCGCTACTGGAGCGTTCTTTGTCTTTGCGGCTGGTGCCTTTACGGCGTCGTCGCCAGTATTGACTTGTTCCATTGTGGAGCCTTGAGACTGAACAACCTTAAGGTTAGCCTGTGAAAGTGCGCTAAGGTCTGACCATAGAACCATGTTCTGTCGGTCAATAAGAACAGCGTCATCTCCACCAGGAACAGGTGGTTCGCCAATGTCGGCGCGGGCACGGTTAAGTGTCCAAGAACCGTTGCGAATTCGCTGGTCACGAATGGTTTCGATAACTTCGTCGTCTCGCCAGTCAACAACGCCAAACTTAAGAATCCAGTCGGTGATACCGTAAGCCTGGTACATAAGAGCGAAGGTCAACTTCTCAAGAACAAGTTCCTGAATAGGACCAACGGTGTTAACGCGGAATGTCTTGTCTTGCGCGGTTCCAGTTCCACCGCCAAGGTTACCGGCTTCAACGACGCCTACCTTTGATGGTGGCACACCGTAACCGGAGAGAATTTCATCTCGGCGCTGTTGAAGTGTGTTAAGCCAGTTGTTAATCTGGTTGCTTCCCATTTCAGTAACGACTGCGCCACCCTTTGTTTCAAAAAGGTTGCCAATGTTGCGAGCGCCAAGGTTGCGAATAGCGTACTGTTGCTGGAGTCGCTTCATTTCCGTTTCGGGAAGAGCAAGAGGCCAGTCAACGTGGGCTCGCAGTGGGTCACCGCGCTTCATCGTTTCTTTGATGAGTGCAGCAGTGAAAAGCCAAGAAGTGATAGGCAGAATGTTCTTCTGCGTTGGGCTCACGCCGTAAAGAGTATCTCCTGGAGCATCAAACTTGATGTGGATAACCTCATTAGGCTTAAAACGAGCCTCACGGTTCGTAGGGGTCTTTTGGTAGTAACCCTTAACAACTCCGTGTTCGTCTGCCATAACAGACATTGATGTTGGGTCGAGCGGGTATAAAGCGACCGGCTCTTTCATAACCCAAACAACTTCGATAAAAGCGTCACCAAAAATCAAAAGGTCAGTAATAACCTTGCGCATAAGTTGGCGAACGTCGTCGTTGGGGTTAATGTACTTAAGAAGTTCTTGAACCTTCTTGACTTGTTCGCTTGCTTCTGGTGTGCGAATCTTTCCGGTTGAGCCACCTTCATAGGCAACTTCAAGTCCACCAGCAGTTGCGGTTCGCGCAATCGTGTCGATTGCAGCAGAAGACCACGGGCAAGCAAGGTAAGCCTGCAACAACTGTTGCATGAATGTTGGTCGGTCAAGAGTACCGGCAGTAACGTTCTCACCAGGGTTTACCTCAGTGGAACCACCGATTGGAACACCCGTTGCATAACCTGCACGGCGTGGACCACTCTTAGGACGAGACTCTTCTAATGTGCTTTCATAAGAAGAGTTGACCTCTTCGAGTCCCCTTCTAAAAGATGTAATAGCCATCTGGATATCTTTCTTTAGTTAAAGGGACTTCCAAAGTCACCAACAAATAAACCACCAAAATTAGGTTGTTGAAGTGGAGTTGAATCCCCTTCTTTAACAACAACCATAGTATCAGGAACGCTTACCTTTGGCATTGGATTTTCGTCATAGAAGACTGGGCGAGCAAAGTTCCCTGCATACATGCAGACATATCTTAGCGCGTCAGCAATGTGGTCATCGACGTTACGAGTTTCGCAGTCGTCTGGTTTCGCCTTGCTTCTTGGTAGTGCCGGAATTTGTTCAATAAACTGTGGGCACGTATCTTCAAAAACGTGAATCATCGGGCAGCGTTCCCAGCCCATAGCGCGGTGCATGTCGCACGCAGGACCGTCGTTTAGGTACTGGTGTACACGTGACCAACCGTTGATACGGTCGTTGTCCGCTTTGATGATTCCGCAGCCTTCTATACCATAGATGTCTGCGATTGACATGGGAGTTCCGCGACTACCCCACATAGAGGGGTCAGCGACTCGCATGACTTCGGATTCACCGTGAGAGCGTTCTGCCTCAAGGATTAATTTTGCCTGGTCATCAGCATTGACGCCAGAAACACAGATTTCTCTGTAGACCCAGATTCGGCTATCATTGTCAACAGCAATCCACACGACCGCAAATGGGTCTCGGAATCCATAGTCAATACCGGCGTATCTAGGCCATTCTTTGGGCATGTCAAAGGAACGTACAACGTGCTTTGAGTACTGCCACTGTTCGAAGAACTGTCCGACCATTGCGTCCCAGTCACCGTCACGCATCGCGGCACGACGGCGGGGGTCTGGAATCGAGTCAAGAACAGCGTGATAACCTTCGTTAACGTGAGGGTTATCTGTTACCTTTGCCTGAATAAAGGCAACGGTGCGACTTCGCTTGCTATCCCCGACTTCTTCGGTGTAGCGTATTTTCCCTCGTTTTGTGGGATTAATGAATCGGTCTTTAAGATATTTGTGACCGACGCCACCAGGGTTGGTGGCCAAGCGAAGACCTATAACGGGAACCAAACGGCTACCCGAACGAAGACGCTCTTCAATGTGCTGGATAACAGCAGGAAGCATTTGAGAGGCTTCGTCAATGTAGAACGCCTGATACTCACCACCGAGGATTCGGGATGCGTCAACCAGGTTTTCTGCATATGTAAAGTTAATAACCGAGCCATTTGAGAACTTCAAGACCTTGTTGGTTGAGTTCCACTTGGCACCGATGTCTCTTGCATAATTCCATTTTGCAAGTTGAGCCAAAAATGACTCTTCAAGTTCCGGGTATGAACGACGGAAACAACCAATCTTCATACCAGGGAAATTCGCGGCGTTCCAGAGCGCATCCATCAAGAATGCAGCGGTGTTGTGCGTAGGAATAAGGTTTTCAGTTACCAGGAAAAGGTGGTCTGGTGAAGAAACCTTAAGACACTTCATGTCTCGCTTTCCAACACGCTCCGCAGAAACAATGTAACGGAAGTTTGTGGTACGGCGTTCTTTGCCCAAAAATGGCTCAAGACGTTCTGCTTTGCGGGTCAGGCTAAAAACCTGAACCTTTGCACGGAACTTAACGCGCCATGCAGGGCCACAGTCTTTACCGTCCAGTTTCGTACGAAATTCACGAACACTAACCTTGTGCCCAAAAGAGCGTGCCAAAAATGCTACGGCTTCGGTAATGTCTTTGTTGGTGTTAGCAAACTCAACGGTGCCATTCTTAAGGCAGTTTCCGTCAGTGTCCATCAAACCACGAAGCAATTCAAGACGTTGTTCGGCGGATGTGAAAAGGTATTTAGCCGGAACGTGCTTATTTACAAGAAGGTTAAGTTCCTTTAGTTGCTTTGAAAGCCCATCAAAGGTAACGACACGAAGATTACGTTCAAATCGGTTGGACTTTACGGGAATGCTCTTTGAGCACTTTTCGAAAATCTCATCGTCAATTCCGCAGATTCTTCCGCTTCCTGAATAACCATCACCAAGCCATGCACCAAGAACGTAAGGGTCGATTGGAAGAATGCGTTCTGGCATCTCCAACGTCCCACAAACTGGTACAGCGTGGTTGTTGCGACCGTCTGGGGTCTTAAGAGTGTCTACAATTTCAGCAGTGGTACGAACGGTTCCAGTCGGAACGTCCTTGTATTCGTAATCACGTTCGGAATTGCGCTTTTTTAACGCTTCTGAGAACTTAATCGACTTGATGTTACCGGCACGTGAAGAACGCTTTGCCTGACGGCGTTCCCGCCACTCTGGGTCGAGACGTGTCAGTTGAGCGAGTTCCTTGGCATCAAAAGTGAGCCAAAGGTGTTCATCGTTTACAATTACGGTTGAGCCGTCGTCAAAAGTAAGTTCATAACCTTCATGGTAGTGAACAGGTGACTCTTTTAGAACTTCGTAAGGCTTTCCGTCACGTCCGAAGATGGTATCACCAGCGTGAATATCCTTCAAAAGTTTGAAGCCATCGGGCGTGGGGATGGAAGTGGAGTTAATATCCAGTTCCTTACCACCACCAGCCGCACCACCATAAAGAATTGCATCAATTCTTTCGGCAGATGCAGCATGAAATACTTGCTGTCGTTCAGTCGGTTGATACCCCAAAATGCTAAAGACATCTACCTGTTCGGGGACGACTGCGTTTGAGATAAACTTACTGAAATTTGACATTACTTAATCCAGAAGTACAAAGACCAAGCCAATCCCATAACACATGAGAAAACGATAGAAAAAGCCATCGCACCCTGAAGTGCGGTAAGGTTTTCCAGGTAATTAACTCGTGCCTCTTCTTGCTTTACAGTAAGTTCATTACTGCGTTCCATGAAGGACATCATCTTGTCGTACTGAGAATCGCCCATAATTCGGCGTGCTTCAACTTCGCCTTCTCCAACCAGATTTCCCAGTTGTTGTGCAATGCTTTGCTCGGCTTCGTTGTGAAAATTGCTGTTTTCGTTCATGGTGCGCTCCTAAAATTTGAAATCGTCAACGTCCTCGTCGGACATTAACCTTCGGATGAATTCGTCGTGCGCGGTCCATTGCAAGTCCACAGGGAGTTTCCTCAACATGCTAACTTGCCATTTTTCAAAGCCCAATTGATAAAGTTCTTCATCAGTTGGGACACAATTGCACACCTCAACCGGGGTACAATAATGGCGATTCTTACTCACAAGTTACCACACTTTTTTTATTTGTCAAGTATTTAAAACTTAACGTCGGGCAGGGGGTTGCTCAGTTACAAGTGGGATGCCTTCTGAGGACTTGAGTTCACGCTTAAAAGCCTTCCAACGGAAGCGGTCTGGCGCTCCTGCGTCAACCCATTCCATATAACATGGGGTGCAGTAAGCAGACTTAACGGCAGGAAGAACCATGCAAATCTCGCAGGGCTCTGATGTTGGCCTCTTGCGCTTCTTTTCCACCCCATCCCTCAAGAACTGAATGCTCTGGATGATTTGGCGCATATTGTCTTCCGCCTGGATGATTTTGCGCTCGATGGACTTGACTTCCTCACGAACTGGGTCGTAAGGCTTCTTGTTTCGTTCCTTGGCCATGACAGCCCTCTCCACAGAGGAAGAACTAGGCAATCCACCGCTTCGCGCAACGGCGACACTTGAAGAACTTGACGTGTAGTTATCCACACTGATGGCATCACGCCTGACCAATTCTTCGAGGTCTTCAATCTTTAATTTGTTGGCGAACTTGTTAATGTTTTCAAGGCTTTCGACCATACGCTTCAGTCTTTGCTGAGAACGTTGGTTTAAACTTTTCGCCACAAATTTCTCCTTAAACGTTGAATGGCACCTAAGGCGTGCCCACTTAATAACAAGTTAACCACAGGTTTTCCACTGCGTCAAGTATTTAAGAAGAAAACTTTTCGTATGCCTTTAGAAGTACAACAAATTGCTCAAGTGACAATGTAACGTAAGCCTGTTGAGTCCCCTTTCGGGCACGCTTGTGGATAACTGCCCACAACTTCCCAGCCTTTTTTCCAGAGGTCTCTGCTTGCGTGCACCACTCGGAAAGAGCCATTGCTTTGTGGTTCTTTGCTTCCAGAACCATAGGAACATTGCGAATATCCCCCAAAGCCATGTCAAGGCTCCCCCAACGTTCTGCGTCAGGAAAACCGTTTTCCTTTAGGAAGTTAACAATAGATGTCTCGAAAGACGTTCCCTTTGCTCTTGCCTTACTCATTCTCTAGCACCGTTCGGTCAATGCGACCAGAGTTGGTTTCAAAGTAGTCGTCCATTGTTTCCGTAGACCAGTAAAACCCGCAAACCAAACACTTCCGGTGCAAGTGCTCATCGCTTCTTTGGCAAAGGCACTTTGAAGTCGTAGGAAGTTTGACGTAGGTTGTAAGGATTGTCGCCCGAATGGTGCGCTTAGATTCCGTCCACTTCTTTTCCTTTGCGTCATAAACTTGCTCGGAAGAAACAGAAATACTGTCGTCCTCGCACACAATCCCACATTTGGGACATTCGGAAATCACAACGCTCTTGCTAAGAGGCTTTGCAAAAGAAGAAAGACTTTCGCCAACGGAACGAGCAACCATTACTTCAAGTCCTCAATAAATTGCTTAAGACCGTGCCAAATCACATACCAAGGCCACAGAAATGAATCTCGAATCATAGAGGGAATGAATCCCCGCATACTAAATGCAACACCCTTTGACAGAAATACAGCCTTTGCTCGGCTTGCTATTTCAAGATAACGAAGAAACAGAAGTGCGGCTGGGGTCAGGTAGACTAAAACAATCCAATTAAACCAAGTCATTTGGCACTTCCTCCAGTTCTCCGTAGACTTCATTCCAGATGTCGTTGCTCACAATAGAGGCGGCGGCAACGTATCCACCTTGCAAATAGCAAATGCCCTCTTCAATTACTCGCTCTGCGTCTTCAACGCCCAGGACTATTGCTGGTGTCTTCCCGAACTCGGAAACATTAAAGTTAAGTTCGGTGATGGCGTAGATGCGCTCACCCTTTGAACGGAGTCTTGCGGAGCCAACGTGACGCGCTGGGTCAAAGTCAACATACAATGGAACAACGTGAGGAACCTTTACGTCTCGGTAAGTCAATTCCGGCTCATTTACGTGTGCTAGTGCTACGTAACGCTTCTTTGATTTTGCTTTCATATCTTTCCTTTTTTAAAAACCATAGCACGGGGCAACGGTTTATTAATTGCGGTAGAATTCCCGAAGTTCTTTTTGGTAGGACTCCGTAACGCTCCAAGCCATATAAAGCCTGTCAATTAACCATTCTACATCAATAGCCAGTTGGTCAAGAGAACTGGAAATTACCTCATCGCCACTTTGATAATCGTATATGGCATTTATTAAATCCATAATTTCATTTATACGAATTATCTCTGATTCACTCCGCATCGTGAGTCCAAATCCCGTTCCTCAAAGTGAGGGGTTTATTGCAGATGCTACAGAAGTTTCTATAGGCGCCCTCATGGAGCATCGGTTCTGGTTCGTGTTCAACATGAACAACTTCTGTAAATCTTTTCATACAAAGATGCTACCCCCACTTTTTTAAAAATCAACCATTTAGTTCTTGACAACGGCGCTTATTAGTGGTACATTTAAAAAACGGCGCCAATGCCGTAAACCTATAGGAGACAGACATGTCATCAACTGCAAACATGATTACGGCAGTCGCTGCATCTTGGGCTGGCACAGCAGGCGGAGTAATCACCGTCATTCTGCAAAAGGCCAAGAAGTACGAGAACGAGGCAACATCATACATTCTTCACGTTGAAAACACATTCAACAACATCCTTGATGAAGTGGAGAAGGTACAGGCACAGATTGCCGCTTTGACGCCTGCGCCCGCACCGACACCGGCTCCAAAGCCAGCCGCTTCAAAGGCACCTGCCAAGAAGGCAGAAGCCGCTAAGAAGCGTTTGCGATAATTCGCAATGGCCTGTAGTTCAATCGGCGGAACAAACGACTGTTAATCGTTAGGTTGGAGGTTCGAGCCCTCCCAGGCCAGCAAAGCAGTAAAAATTGAGGGGTGGCGGAATTGGCAGACGCTTCTGGCTGTAAACCAGACCTCAATAGAGTTCGGGGCTTCGAATCCCTCCCCATCGACCCACTCCCCGGTGGTGTAACAGGCAACACAACAGACTTTGAATCTGTTATTCCACGTTCGAACCGTGGCTGGGGAACCACTTAACATGAAAGGAACAAAGTGAGGGAAAGTTCAGCAAAAGAACCTTGCCCAGGTTGCGATGGTGAGAAATTAAAGTCCTCTCTTTTGTGTTTTTCTTGTAGAAAACTTGCGCAAACACAGGAAGACCACCCTAATTGGAAGGGCGGGAAATACGATGATTGCCCTAGATGCGGTGGTCAGAAATTAAGACAATCTAAATCTTGTCGCTCCTGCTTCGGAACGAGATTTGAAGATGGCGTGCATGTGAATGCAAGGGAATGGCAAAAAACTTTCCGCAAAACGCCGACGGGTAAAAAACATGTCCGTTCAATGAATTTAAAAAAATATGGATTGACAGTTGAAGAATATGATGTTATGCTTTCTAACCAGGGCGGCGTTTGCGCTTCATGCAAAAGAGTTGAAACACATAGGAACCAATTTGGCGTTGTTAGTCTTGCCGTTGACCATGACCACGAAACTGGTGAAGTTCGTGGACTTTTGTGCGGAAGATGCAATCGGGCTCTTGGGCTTTTGTGGGACGACGTTAAAAATATAGAGAATTTAATGAATTACAGGAAAGGGTATAAATGAAAACAATTTATCTTGCCGGGAAAATGTCGGGCGTTGAAAAATGGAACTTCCCAGCCTTCGACAGAAACAGAGATTTTTTGAAGGACTGCGGTTGGAATGTCATATCTCCCGCAGATTTAGATAGGGCCATTGGTTTTGATGAAAA